GCTCTGCACGTCCAGTGACCTTCTGACGTGCTCTGCACGTCCAGTGACCTTCTGACGTGCTCTGCACGTCCAGTGACCTTGTATAACTCAATCTTTTTGTGCAATACTAACAACATAGCACACGTAAAAAGACTTTTCCCTTGTATATTCCTACAAATTCACTGAAAAATGAAAAAAATTGTTGACAACCCCTAAAAAGTGTGTTATACTATGCTTGTACTCAAAAAGAGTACACAAAAAGCAGCTAGTCAGAGTAGCCGCTACAGCAACTTGAAAATGATTAAAATTCACGCCTTGCAAGCGTTAGCAAAATTCAGTATAATGCAGCAATTGCAAGTTGTGAGTGACTGGTCTTTATAGATAGCCTTGAGATAGAGCAACACCGAACGTGCAAACGGTACAATAGAGTGTAAAGAGTTTAGCCGCTGATTTTTAAGACTAGGGTCTTTATTCCTCTGATATTCGTTCAACGTCCGACTATACGTCAGGAGCAAGTAAGTGTATGCATAAGCGGCGAAAAAAGCGTGACAGCAAATAAATCAAGAAAGGCTTGGAAATTTCCCTTAACACTCACTCACTCATTAAAAGAGTGTGCGTATAAGTCAAGTGGCAATATAAGTACCTGATACTTCTTCTTTAGGAGGTAGATGTTTATGAGACTTGAACAGAATCAGTTGAAAAAGATTGATAATGGTTCTTTCTATACTATTATCAATGTTTCCGGTGACTACTATGTAGAAAACGGTAAAAAGCTTAAAAAAGCTACAGATTTGACGGCATCTGAGTATGCTTGCATTTCAGAAGTCATTGATTCCGATTTGAGACACAGCGAACAAGTTCGGATTACTAGAGCTGTTTTTGGCAAAACAGCTTTTATTGATACAGACGTAGAATAAAATAACTTTTGTATCAGGTGCTTATACTACCACTTGACTTTTTGGCACACGCTCTCACTATTTAAAAAAGGAGAGTGTATCATCATATGAAAAAGTATCACGTTTTCGATACAATAGGCAAATATACATTGCTTATCAGACTTGATAATGAGGGGAAACCTATAAAAGATGCCCCTGTATTGGCAGTTCTTAACTACAACCCCGATACAGAAGATTGGGTTCAGGGTGAATCTTTCCCCTCAATCATGGCAGCGACTGTGTTCATGATTAAAGAAAAATGGAGAAATACTTGGAATTACAATTTTTAAAATTGTTATATGATGAAAGGTACAAACTCACTGCTCATTTTTGAGTAGTGAGAGGGTGTGCCAACACCACTTATTAAAATTGAGGAGGTACTTTATTATGAGTACGAAGAATGTTATGGTTACAGCTAAGAACACAAAGGACGAAATGCTCCGCTTTCTGGAAGCAATTAAATCTGTCATTAAGGACACTGCTGTCTTGAAAAACATTCAAGATACGCTGGACAATGCTTCTCATTTGAAGAAAAGTGAGGTACTCAGTACTGTAGAGCAGGCACAGAGTATTCTGATGCCAACAATTCCGGAAGTAGCAGATGATGCACCAACAATTCCGGAAGTAGCAGATGATGCACCAACAATTCCGGAAGTAGCAGATGATGCACCAACTGAAAACGAGGTGAAGACTACTAAGAAAAAGCCGACGGTCAAAAAGACTGTGGAGAATGCAGTAAAGCCTAAAGCTACTAAGACTGCAAAGGCTAAGACATCTGAAACTAAGGATTCTGTTGTGCAGACCGCTGAACAGATTGGTATGCTCCCCGTTGCAAAAGTATTCCCCGAAGAACTCAAGGTTGAGAATCTGGGGACTTTGAAACGTGCAGATGATTCTTACAAGACCATGGAGGACGTTGCAAAAGCACTTGAATCTGGAAAGCAGTTTTATTTTGCTTGCTACTGGACTCCTCGTCAAATCAAGGAGTATCAGTATTCTGTGGTCAATGTTGTCAATCCTGTGAAAGAGTTCCCGAATGACTTGGACATCTTGGAACCTGTCTACTTCTGTGAAAATCTGAAACGTATGTGGGCGAACAGCGTTTACTCAGAAGCAATGTTCTGGTTTGAGAATGACGATATTCAGCACATCGAGGACACCAACCCCTATACAGGTGAAAAGTTCCGTGTGCGTGTAAGCACTGGAATGGAGTTTGAACTCTATGAGTTGTCCACAGAGGACTAAGTGTAACCACTAACTAAACACTGCACCGCAGGGCACAACCCATAGTGGGTTGTGTCTTGTATGGAGTGCTTAGTCACTTCAAAAATATTTTGAGTGAGGTAATAATTATGAGAGAATTACTGAGTAAAGGTGACCTGAATGCAAAGGCTGAGTTAGCACTTATGGGACGTGTAGTCCAGATTCTCGACAGAGAGAACATGGAATATGTACTGGACTATATTGCAAAGACCATTAACTGCACTGAAATGACTGGCAAAGAAATTTATGACGAGGCTACAAAGTACACTGACCCGAAAAAGACTGAACCTGTAGGACTTTCCACATCAACACTGTTTGGTGGTGAAATGAGAGTCGTAAACATAGTCTTTAAGGACAGAGGTAAATCACTTAAACTTGATGACCCTGACGGAGTACTGTGCCATGTCCATAACTTTGATGCTCCGGACTGCTCGGAACTTGGTTACTGTTTCTTTGAGAGAAATGGAAATTCATATCACCGCATTGGTTGAGTATTGCACCGCATTGGTTGAGTATTGCACCGCAGGTCATAGTCTTTTTAAAGACTATGGCTTGTATGGAGTGCTCAAAACACTTCAAAAATATTTTAGAGTGAGGTAGTTAAATATGAAAGTAATGGTTATGACACACCCAATAAACAAAAATTGCTTTGAGGTACTGTTTAGCAATGATGAGGGAACTAAGTTTCTTACAATTGACGGTATATCTCAGCACTACATTGAAGACATGATGGGTTATACTGTTCATTCCATAAAACACTTTGCAAAGGACAATCCTGCACCATACAGAATAATGGCGAAGTGCTTGGCTGAAAAGATTATGTACTTAAAGTTCCACGTCAAATACAAGGACGAGTACAAGTATCTCCGTTTCTTTCAAGAAATCGGTCGAAGACTTTGTGACATTCAGATGCATATGGAAGAAGATTTAGACATTCCAGAAGTTGTACAGACACTGGTAAACACTAATCTTGAAAAGATAAGTCCTATAACAATAGTTTGAGTATTGCACCACAGGACTTAAATACACGGACAAGTGCTATTTAAGTCTTGTATGGAGTACTTAAACTCCAAAAATCTAATATGAGTGAGGTAATTAAAATGGGAAACTCAATCAAAATCTCTGAAAAGTATGGTCTTAACCCTACTATTCCGTGTTGCTTCTTCTGTGGAGAGCAGAAAAATGAAGTCGTCCTATTAGGTCGTCTTGATGACCCTGACAAAGGTGAAGACATTGAAGCTCCGAGAAATGCCGTTCTGGACTATGAACCCTGTGAGAATTGCAAGAAGAAGTTTAGTCTTGGTGTTCTTGTTATCGAGGTCACATTTGACCACCCAAAGGACATGAGACCTGCAATCTCCAAAGACCCTACAGGTGCTAAAGTGTACCCTACAGGCAACTATGTTGTCATTAGACGTGGTGTGCTGAATGTAGACGGTGACAAATGCCTAATGAACGAATCCGTTTTCAAGCGGTTGTTCAGTGACGAAATGAATAAGTGAGGTGAGAGATATGCTGAGAGCGATTGAACAGTTGACTAGTGGTGAAAAAACCAGAGTAGGCAACCACAGAGTTGAATCTTTTAACCAGTGTGGTCAGACTATCAACAACTACATTTACCACAGCACTATTATTTGTGCGGTGAATGAGAATGAAAAGACGTTCAGAACGTCTAATGGTGATTGGGGCACTCAGTCCACTACTAGAGCAATCAATGACTATCGGAAGTACTTCAAGAGTCGTGGTTACAAAGACTTGAACGAAAGTGAGGACAAGTCATGCTGATGATTTATGGTAAGTACAAGACTGAAAAGAGATACAGTCCTATGGACATGAACTCTGGTCTACCTGTAAAGAACAAAATCTATGCAACCATGTACGAAGATTCCAAAAAGGATTCCCTTACAGAGTCCTTGAAAAGACTTCATGAGGATAACCCCGACTGGTCATTTGAACTGAGAAAAGCCTAAAATACTACACTAGCAGAGCATTGTTAGGGCAGTCCTGTGAAAAGCCATAGGACTGTCTTATAGAGTGCTTTAACAAGGTGCTCAACAAGTATTTATATGAGTATCACAAGGACTCCTCACTCCCTTGTGGTACTAAATAAGTGCTTGTTTCTTTTAAGTGCTTAAATAATAATCTAATGAGTGAGGTAAGCAACTATGAAAATCTTGACAAGAAGAAAGGTCAATATCCCTATCCCTGTAATAGAGGTAGAAGAACCAAAAAAGACCCGAAAGTCCTGCAAGGACAACAAACTACCATCTGATGAGTACAAGGACGAAATTGAGCCTATCGAAATCAAGCTTGACGACACTGGAAAACTTGTTATCAGTGTAAAAAGAGGAGGAGAGTTTGGTCTCCCTAAAGTTGATATTCGTTTATTTGCCACCACAGAAGTATATACTGGTTTCACGAAAAAAGGCATAAATTTCAATCTTGACAAACTTCCAAAACTCAAGGCAATCTTATGTGATGTAATTGAGGAATGTGATGAAAAAGGTCTTTTTGAAGATTTTGAAAATTGACCGAATTTTGGTGTAGTGAGTGTATAAGGGTATTTCTTACTTATATAGGGCTACATTATAAAAAATGTCATAAGGTTTTGGCTACACCCTATATCACCGTGAAGATTGGCAACATTTTAAAAGGTCTTGTGTACCACTGTATGCAATAGCATATAGCAGTATACAAGGCCTTTATTTTGTTTATTTCATAATTCATTCTATTTCAGTAAATACTATATGTAGTACTGCTATGCAGTGCTATAATACTAGTGCTTGTGTTGTGTATGTGTCTTGTGTGTATAGTGTCCCTTGTGTGTCCCTTGTGTTGCCTCTGTACTAACCGAACTATTTTTATTTTTTCATTTCATATGAATTATAATTTTTTGTGATATAATTAGTGAAAGGATTGGAGAAAAAAAATTTTCAAGCCAACCCTCCTACCAGCTATAAACACCCCACCCTTAAAGCAGTACTTCCATTTTTACACTTGTGCCTTGTACCTCACTATTGGACATAATTTTGTGGTTAATGTGTACCATTTCAAAGTCCTGTGTGCGAGTCATAAGTGGTGTAGTTACAGGTCATAAAAACAGTGGTGTGAAAAATCTCAGGTCATAAAATTTTGTGAGACAGTGGACATAAAAATGCATAAATTCATATTTCATAAAATTACAAGAATAATGGTCATAAGGACTGTATTTTCACAAAATAAAACAAAAATGACTAAATCTGAAAATAACGCAATTTAGCCATTTTTTGAGGGTCGTCGTGACGAACAATACTAAATACGAAGTATTTAGTTTGTGAGTAGTAAAATATATACCTACGGTAGTAGGTATATATTTATATTCAAGTACATTGTAGTATATTATATATTTTTTATTACGCAGATAATTAAATTAGGCACGTAATATAAATTGGCTACGTAATTAAATTATGTGCGTAATTTAATTATATACGTTATGCCGAGGTACAGACCAAAATTGGACTTTTGACAAACTGTCATAGTTGTGCTATACTAAGCACAGTGAAAAACAAAAAACGAAATGAAAGGACTTGAAACAGTTGGAAGAATTGATTAGACGTTTGACAAGAATACATAACTCCACGAACAATGTGGGTTGGGGAGTTAGTGAGTACAGTCCAATTATGGACACTGACCACAGAAAGTGTAAAGTCGTGAGTCAGAGTGTACTTGTTGTGGGACACAATGTTTATCGAAAGACCTACACCATGTTTGTGGAGGAGTTTGAAGATGGAATGTACAGAGTCTTTCTTGTGAGAGACAATAAGCCAGATATGGTGATTGCTTTAGACAGCAACAGAGATGTCATAGTGACAAAAATCATTGGCAAGCTGAAAGAGTGGTTTCCAGAGATAAGGAGAGAGTTATGAGTAGAGTTCCTGAGAAAGGAAATCCCAATTTTTCAAATATTGGTGATAACAGACTTCGAGAATATCGTGAAGTCGTGAATGAGATGATTGGAGCTTTTTCTGATTTCCCTGAGGAGAAGAAAGTGTTGAAGCAAGTTTGGAAGAAAATCAGCGATGAATGTCTTGAAAGGACTTATGCAATGCCTGAGACAAGAGTTGAAGCAAAACTGCATCTGCCAAAGACTTTTAAGCGGTCAAAGGGACTGAAAACAAGCTCTTGACAAAAATGCAGTAATGTGCTATAATGCTATTGTCAGATGAAAATTTGACGAATCCTCACTTTGCTATGGTGCTGCTTTCACCCTCTACAGCACCAGCAATGGTCAAATAGTTCAAAGAGAACGCACGAAGCTACAGTGAGATTCGGGAGCATTACCTGTTTTGACCACCAGAGGCTGGGTCGCTCCCAGCTGATGTGAGCGTTATGATTTTACCTCACAAAGAATGACTAATGGCAATCAGATAAATCTGTTGCAAAATCACAAATAGATGCAAGTATATTGGGAGGAGAGTTGGGCGTTCTCCTTATCCCACGTAGGAATTTGCATCAAGTCCCGTACCATTGGTACGTTCCTAGGTCTCCTTTGTCCTAAACTACCAGCCTATTCTAGGCGACCCCTTCCTGTTTTACTCCTTTCATTTTTACCCGTGATGTTGGCACATTTTGAACGGGACTGCAAGACTATTGACAGTTTTAACCCATTTATGTCGGAATCATTTGTCTTGCATTTTGATAGTCTAGTGAACCTGCTAGACTATCTTTTTTCGGGAAGTAGCTCAGTTTGGTAGAGTGCTTGCTTTGGGAGCAAGATGCCGCGGGTTCAAGTCCTGTCTTCCCGACCAATGGTCAAATTGAGTTTCTTTGACCCACCGCAAAAGATGACTGCTTGGAGTTTGCCATTATGCCTTGAAACTTAGGTATCATCAAAAGTACCTGATTATATGCCAGAAAGTGTTGGCTAAACATCAAAAGCTTTTCGTTCTGCTGTTACGAAAAACAGCATATGCTACTGTGGTGGAAGTGGTAGACACGAGGGACTTAAAATCCCTTGGAATGAAGTCCGTACCAGTTCGAATCTGGTCAGTAGTACCAAGGTGGTGCTGTTATAAACTTCCTGTTTTTAAGTGCAACTTGCTGAACAGTTGGGTTAACGTGTGTCATGGGTCATTTCTCCTTACAGCACCACCATTTTGCAGATGTATACTAATGGTTAAGTCAGTTGTCTTCCACGCAACTAATTCCAGTTCAATTCTGGTCATCTGCTCCAAAAGGGCTATTAGCTTAAATGGTTTAAAGCTGTCGGCTCATAACCGATTGATTGTGGGTTCAAGTCCTACATAGCCCACCAATTTGCTGATGTGGTGGAATGGCAGACACGATAGTTTTAGGAACTATTGTCTTATGACGTGCAGGTTCAAGTCCTGTTATCAGCACCAATGTTATGGCAGTCTGGAAAGACAGACAAAATGCAGTTTTAACTCAGCTGGTAGAGTAATGCACTTTTAATGCAGAAGTCATGAGTTCAAGTCTCATAAACTGCACCATAAATTATCAAGGCATTTGTTTGCGTTATTTCAGAATATGTGCTATAATTGTTATACACCATTGAGCGTAATAAACAATTGGAGGTCATTATGAGATTAGCAAAGACGTGTATAGGATTATTCCTAATGTGTTTGATAAGTGGCTGTTCCAGAGTTGAGGAGCAGCCTTTTTTATTAAGCACAGAATCTGTTCAGATTTCTTCGGCAGTTAGTATTGCTACTGAAACTACAAGTACCACAGTATCAAGAACTACCACATCAACGGAAACGACCACAGAAAGACCTGTAGAGACGGAGACAGAGTTTACTAGTGAAATTACTACCTTTGAAGTGGAAAGCGTTACAGAGCCTTTCTACGACTTCTCAGAGACATATACAGAAACTAAAATAGAGGAAATTTACTATTCCAGTTCCATAACAGAGCAAGAGAGAATCATGCTGTGCAATTTAGTTGCAAGAGAGTATGGTAGTGACTGGGTTTCCACTTATGAAAAGGCAAAAGTAGTAGCAGTGGTTATGAACCGAGTAAATTCTAATTTATTCCCAAACACCATTTATGAGGTACTGACTCAGCCCAATCAGTTCTATGGCTATATACCCTATGACTACTACACTTCTACAGTGACTCAGAGTGTGCAGGACTCTGTTGACTATTATTTTTCACATACAGATGAGTTCGGCAGTTATCTCTATTTTGAGGGATACGGAACTTATAATTATTTTCATTGAGGAGGAGTTTATATGCCAGATGTTCATAGTGAGCCAATACAGCTGAATGGACTGTATAGACACTTTAAAGGTAGCTATTATGTTGTAAATAAGCTTGCAACTAATGAAAAGGATAAAGTGCCTTATGTGATTTATACAGACATCACAAGTAATCAGACTTATGCTAGACCTTTTGAGGACTTCATTGCAGATGTGTCCAATAGAGAGGACAATATAACACATCAAGTACACAGATTTGAACTAGCACAAGAGCTTAAAGGTCTGCTGAGTCTCACACCTACAGAAGAACTAGTGAATGAGCTGAGGACAAGACCTGATAATCCATATGAAGGTTTTCAGACTCTTGAAGAAGACAAAGATGTTTGGGCAGTCCAGTATATTTTGGGGAGAGTTATCCAGCACCCCGAAACAGATACAGAAGAAGAATATGAGGAGTTTATTCCAATAACTCCTGCAAGTTTCTCTGACTACACTTCGGCTAAGAAATATCAAGAAAATTTCTATGCAAATAGACCTTGTGTTATTGCCAGACGGGTTACAAGAAAAGTAGAAGAATTTTAATCTTGAGGGATAGGTCATCTTTGACTTATCCCTTTTGTTGTGCTATAATGTTTACAAGCTTGAAAGAGCTGAGTAATTTAATGCAGAAAGGAAAGCTATTATGTTTGAAATGACCTTGAACAACACTGTAACAAGAGTAGAGGACTCTAAGAAAGAAGTTCTCACTACCTTTGATGTTGCACCAACAGATGGTTTGCAGATTCTCCGTGAGAGAGCTAATGAAGTACAGGAATACTGTCATGACCATATTCTGAAAGATGTTAGCTTAAAGAATATGGCGTTGAGTTTCAAAGACTGCTTTGAGTCTTCTTTTGTAGATGACAGTAAGGAGGTTCAGACTCATAAGTTTTCTGATTTCTCTTTTGGTCAGCTTTGTACAAAACTGGGAGTTCCTCCAAAGTATATGTTGAAGTGTGCTACTTCTGGGTATCCAGAACTTGCAATTGACAATCTGAATACATGGGTTGATGATTATGGGAAAGACCTGCTATTCAGAGTGTACAAAGACAAAATTAGAGGAGTCCTGAGTAACAGATACTCTATTTTTGATACTCCGGACATCATTGATATTGTTGATGATGCTACAAAGGGACTGAATCTTTATGTGAAGTCTTACTTCTTGAATGAGGAGCGTTTTCACGCCAGAATTGTTCAGCAAGAGAAAATGAAAATCAATGGGGAAGATTTGTTTGCAGGTATTCAGATTGATTCTTCTGATGTTGGTAGAAGCACATTAATGGTGAACTTCTTTATCTTTAAGCAGATATGCACCAATGGACTCTGTATTTCCAAAGGTAAAGCAAACTTGTTTACTCAGAAACATATCAGTATTTGTTCTGATGATTTCAGAGAGGAGCTTAAAAGTTCTTTGAAGTGCTTGCCACAGCTTATTGAGGAGTACTCATATATCATTCAGCGTAGTGCTATGCAGTACAGCATCTTAGGCTCAAAGTATTCTGCTACTCAAGAAGATAGGGACATATTACTTGAGAACCTTGTTCAGAAGTTGAAGTCAAGAACTAAGCTTTCTGATGAGGGTGTAAGTAAAGTTATTAACCTTGCTGAAAACAAGTATGGACTTTCTGATTGGGGAGTAATTAACTCTATCACAGAGGTAGCACAGGACTATACTCTTGAAAGACGTATTGAGCTTGAAAAGATTGCAGGAAGTATGTTGAGAGCTATATGACCTATACAGAACTGAGGGATAGAATCTGCCATGACCTAAAGTCCTTAGGTATAGACTTGAATAGTTTTGAGTTAGTGATGAAACCATATAGTAAGTCTTATTATGGCAGGTATGTCCCTAAAAAGAAAAGAGTAATAGTCTATGTATATGAGGACTCTGATAAGACAATATTCTATCCTTATGAAAAGCTATTCTCTACGGTTCTCCATGAAGTCACACACCACCTACAGTGGAGTGACCCTGAATTTAAGAGAATAAGAGGGGTTATGCACAATGAAGAGTTTTATCAGATATACAATAGGCTTATGAGAAAACATAAGATTTATGCTATAGTTAAGAGAGGTGGTACACTTGATTCCTTTTCTAAAAAGATTAGGGACTAAGATTCTATCAGTACTATCAGGCACTCTACAAAGACTATTGACACTTCTAAGTCTTTTTATACCTGTGTTGTGCTGTGTTCTTTTCATTTATGGTCTATATGTGCAATCTGACTTTTATTGCACTTTCAGTGCAGTAGGTGGAGTCTTATTCACATGGATAAATAAACAAACTTGATAAGGAGGTATTTTAATGCTGAAAGTAGAAAAAGATGCTCCGTTGAAGTCCTTGTCTGAGTATTCCTTTTCGGAGTTTATTGACATGAAAAAAGATACTTTTGATAAAGTCATGGAGCATGACAATTCCAATATTGGTTTCTTAACCAATCTGAGAAAGCTTTTGAGTCTCCAATATGACTGCATTCAGGTTCAAGTCAATGCACTGTCTTCTAAATGTGCGGAAAGTACAGATGACCTTGAAAAAAGTCAGTGCATATCCACAATAAAGAATATGTACGGCATTCTTTTTAATATGGAGTATAAAGCTTGCTGTATCCACAACAAAATCAAGGAGTCTCAAAGTCAGATGACTTGACGGACTGTTTGACTTAATTATTGTTCTGTGCTATAATAATCACAGTGATAAACCACTAACAAAAATTTTTATCAGGAGGAATTTACAAATGAACACACAGATTATCAAGGGTATTGAAATGCTCGCAGAGGGTCTTATCTCTATTGCTGAGGGACTGAAAGCAGACAGTGCAGTTTCTTCTGCACCAGTTGAGCAGGACGCTCCGAAGACCCAGATTGAGGTCTCTAAGCCTGTTGAGACCCCTAAGGAGGAAGACGTTGCAGTCGTTGCAGAAGTCAAGAAGTCTTCTGAGTACTCTGAGGACGAATTGAGTGGTATGTCCTACAACGAAATCAAGAAGCTTGCAAAAGAGCTGGGCATCTCTGCTGTAGGTAACAGAAAAGAGCTTGTCAAGAAGATTCTCACTAACAATTCTACCACAGAATCTGTTGAGGTTGAAGATGATGAGGTCGTTGAACAGCCTAAAACTGTAAAGAAGACCAAGAAAGATGAGACTGAAAAGGAGAGAAAGTCTTTTAAGAAGACTGTAAGCAAGCCTAAGGTTGAAGAACCTGAACCTGTTGAAGATGAAGACGAAGATTTTGGTGAAGAAGATACCGAAGACGAAGTTATTGAGGATACAACTGAATCCCGTGTCATTGAAGCAACAGAGGAGATGTCTGATGATGAACTCCGTGAACTGCTTGAAGATGTAGGTGTATCCTCCAAGGGTAAGAGACAGGCTCTTATTACTAAGCTTGTCACTGCTGTTGAAGATGGACTCATTGAGCTTGATGGTGAAGATGAAGAAACCGATGAAGAAGCTACTGAGGAGACTGATACAGAAGAATCCGCAGATGTGACAGAGGGCATGACCAAGAAAAGAAAAGAAGCCTATGAGGAGCTTTGCGATGAAACCACAAAAGCTCTCGAAGATGGAGAAATCCAGAGAGATGACCTGATTGAATTTATCAATGCTTTTAATGGTACAGATGATAAATTCAAGAAACTGAGTACCGAAGACCTGTTGAATAAGTACCTTGAACTCTCTGCAATGCTTGTTGATGATGATGGCAATGTTGTTGAAGAGGGAGCTTATACAATTAATGATGAACCTTACTGCTGTGGTCATCCACTCGACTATGACGAAGACAGAGAAGTCTTTAAGTGTTGTTGCTGTGGCAGTGAGTATGAAGCTGAATAAACACCAATAAGGTCATTACAGTCTCATAAGAACAAGCAAAGGGGTAGACTGTTTAAATCACAGTTCTACCCTCTTTGTATAAGGAGGTAATCAATATGTTTTGTAATACAGGAAGTCACCCTGTAGATTATTTAACGGAACTGAAAGACAGTGAGTATGACTTAGGTCTTCTTTTGACCATATGTGATGACCCCAACATTACACTCTGCTATGACAACTCTAAGGAGTCAATCATTGACCATGTATGTTTCTTTCTGAGAACATTTGAGGGGAATCTTGTAGTATGCAACCCTAAGGACAATAAAGTTGTCTTTAAGTCTCTTGTAGGTAAACACATTCCTGAGGGAACTACTATAAATGACTTTATGTTGTTTACAGCTAAACAGTTATTGACAAATATACTTTATCCAAGAGCTTTGGGGGATAAAATTGCATTCAATGTTTTTCCGACTCCTTTTGGTGTTATCAAAAGAGCAGATGGGACAAGTGAAGCAATGTTTCAGCTTGTTGTAAAGCATGATGTTTTGTCGGAGCTTTGCAAGCCTTATGAGTATTTGTCTGTAGACAGATTCAAGGATAACCCACAGTTTCATAAAGTCTATAAGCAATTCAAATACACACGCATTTAAGGAGGTTTACACTAATGCCTATGATGTTTAATCATGTAGAGGACATTACCCACCATTCCAAAAGAACTCAGGCAGGTAATATTGAACAAGCTGGTACTTCCTATGATAAGCTTGTTCAGTCTCAGGGTTCTGAAACATCCATTTACCCAAGTGAACACAGTGTTCCGGTGAATGTGACCATTGAGTCTGCGGTTGAGTATTTCAGAAATAATGCTAAGGGTGAAGTAGCTTCTTTGTATATCTTTACCGCAGACATTCTTGAAAAGTACAGGGTCATTTCAAGAAGTGCTGTTTCAAAAGCTTTGAAAGAAGCACAGAAAGAAGAGGAAGATTCCGTACTCGAAGTGAGCTTAAATGAGGGGAAGTAAATTATGCAGGAGAATTATAAGCCTAAGTATGCTGACTGGACAGAAGAAGATTATGCAAACTCTGATTTGAGATACTGTGTACCAATGACGGCACACGCTCTTGAAGACGAGTGTGTGCAGGAGGTTGTTTTGAACTCCTATAACTATTTCATTGAAGAAAAGTTTGATGGTACTAGAGGTATACTTCATTTTCTCAAAGATGGTTGTAGAGTATTCTCAAGACGTATTAGCAAGAAAACCAATTGGTTTACTGAAAATACAGATTCACTTCCGCAGATGCGTGAAATAGCTATCCCCTCTCTGTCTGGAACAGTTATTGACGGTGAAATGTTTATCCCAGATAGACCTTTCAAAGATGTTTCCTCTACTCTTAATTGCAAGTGGGATAAAGCCATTGAGAGACAAGAAGAACTCGGAGAAGTAGTGTTTCATGCATTTGATATTCTGTACTACAGAGGCATCCGTATTGAGCATTTAAGCTTGAAAAGACGTAAAAAGTTTCTTGAAAAAGTGATTCAGGAACTAGAATCCAGAGGAATAACCTGTATTGTTGAAGTACCTTATTTTCGCTGTGGTGAGCTTGCAAAGATTTCATTGACTTGCAAATCAGACTTCGGAGACACTGTTTTTAGTCTTGAAGATAAATACCCTACTCTATATCATGACTATATGGGGTCTACTTCACCAACACTTCTTGACCTTTCTCCTAGAGGTTATTATGAGTATATTGTAGCTACTGGTGGTGAGGGAGTAATTCTTAAAGATGAAGATGGTATCTATGAACATAAGAGAAGCAGAGGTTATCTGAAAATAAAGAAGTTCTACACAAGGGAGTGTATTTTGTTAGGGTTCACAGAACCTACTAAGTATTATGACGGAAAGTTTCCTGATGATACTTGGGAGTACTGGGAGACCCCTGATAACACTAAAGTTACTTGTGCAGGTAAATCTGCAAAGAGCCTTTTGAAACAGGGCTATAAACCACTCACTAAGTACTACTACAATAACTGGGTTGGTAATATGATTTTTGGTGTTGTTATTACTCAGCCTGAGTTGGATGCTCTACCTAAAAGCAAGAAGTTTAATATTCATGATATTTCTATCATGGAGAGTTCTTGCAATGAATACGCTCTGTATAAAGTCCTTGAAGTAGGTGAATGTTCAGGCTTTGATGAAGACATGAGAGAAAAGCTGTCTGATAATAAAGACAGATATATAGGCAAAGTTATTGAAGTGAAGTGCAATGAAGTGTTTAAAGATACTGGTAAACTGAGACATCCAAGATTCCTAAGATTCAGAGAAGACAAAGGTGCAGAAGAATGCACATATTCAAACCATATAACGGAGTGAACTGCTATGATTGCTTACTATAATATTACGGCGACAATCTCTCTTTGTATTGAAGAGATTATACATGATTCTGATGACTATGTGCGGTTTTATACTGTAGATTCTCAGTCAGGCACTAAGTCACAATTTATAAAGAGTCGTGTTAGATTCACTACAAGAGGAGTACCCTATTTCATGCATAATAGGACAAGATACTATTTGGACGATTTCATGAAAGCATCTAAGGCATAATCCACTTGCTTTATTTTTTCAAACAGTGTATAATAGAGTTGGACATTTTATTGTTCAACTCTATTTTTATGCAATGAGGTGATAAAGTGCTAACTACAGCAGATGTTAAAGGTGCAGTTAAGAGTTTTATTTGGAAAGTAAAAAATAAATTTCAGAAATACTTATTAGTCCCTAGTGTAGCCTATTGTGGTAGAGTCCCAACTACTGAGCTTGTAAATACGGTCTTTTCCTTTTGTGAGCTTTACTCTAATGTAACATTCCATCCATATCAGGAGCAGTTCTCTAAGCGTGTTATACGCTCTGTTCTTGAGAATGATGGTGAAGAAATCACAGCCTTATTTGCAAGACAGAGTGGTAAGTCTGAGACAGTAGCCACTACTACTGGTGGAATGATGATTATTCTACCTCAAATGGCTAATATGCCTATGTTTGCAGATGACCCACGACTAACTATGTTTAAGACAGGAATGTGGATTGGTATATTTGCCCCGTCTCTAAGACAAGCACAAACTACTTACGGACGTTTGAAATCCAGACTTCAATGTAAACAAGCAATGGCAGTACTTGAAGACCCTGAGTTCCGTTTGTTTTTTAGTACTTCCAATGGTCAGACTGTATCATTATCTAACGGTTCTTTTGCTACAGCTATTTCAGCTAGTGACGGTTCTAACATTGAGGGTGAGTCCTTTAAGCTTATTATATGTGAAGAATGTCAGGACATCTCTAACTTCAAAATTCGTAAGTCCATACACCCTATGGGAGCTGCTTATAATGCAACCATTGTAAAGATTGGGACAGCTACTACATTTAAGGGAGACTTCTATGAAGCTATACAGAGAAATAAAGCAGAAGCACTTACTAGGAAGTCCCATATCAGAAACCACTTTGAATATGACTGGAAAGTTGCCGCAAAATATAATCCTGCTTATGCAAAGTACATTGAAAAAGAAAAGAGAAGACTCGGAGAGAAGTCTGATGAGTTCAGAATGTCTTATTGTCTTGAGTGGATTATTGAAAGAGGTATGTTCATTGACATTGAGAAGTTTGAGCAAGAGAACACAGAACCTCTTTTGGAAAGAAGTCTATATGACAAGAGTGCAGTTCATGTAGCCGGAATAGACGTAGGTGGTAAGGGTGATGATACTGTAATTACTATGGTTGAAGTCAATTGGAATATGCCAGTTATACTTGAATCCTTTAAGAATGATGATAATGAGGAAGAAGTTTATACAGCATATAACACCTACATAAAAGACTGGTGCTGCATTTCTAATGAACCCGACTATGAGGAGCAGTATCCACAAATAGTGGATTATTTAAGTCACTTCCTTGTTGCTAGGGTTGTATGTGATGCAACTAGAGAAGCGGCACTGTCTCATAGATTAAGGGCCAATTTGAAGTGTGAAGTAATCCCTTACATTTTTACAGTTAAATCCAAATCTGAATTGTATAAGCATTTAGATAGGGAGATAACCTCTGGTAGAGCTAGGGTATGTGCAGGTGCAAACACAGTTGAGACAAGAGAGTATAAAGACTTTATTGAACAGCTGGGAGAGCTTCAAAAAGGGTGGAGTGGGGCAAACATGGTAGTGTCACATCCAGATGAGAAAAATGCACATGATGACTACCCAGACAGTTGGGCTTTAGCTGTTTGGGGTTCTAGTTTTGCTACAGAAGTAAACAATACAGAGACTGTACGAAACAGGTTCACTGAGAGAACCAAGAATCAGAATAAGCAGATAGTCCAGAGAAACAGAATAACAGCTAAGAGGAGATGATTTCATGTTAGGTTTTGAAAGACAGAGAGACTCAAGAGACTTTATTGAAATGGGTACTACAGTGACTCACCTTTCAAGCGAATTGGACGAGCAGCAGTTAAAAAGACTTACCAAGTGTAAGAGATACTGGAACTTCTATGAGGGTTATCACTGGGAGGAGATGCCTGACGTTGATACACCAGAAGTGACAGTGAATTACTGTGGTGCATTCGTAAACAAGTTCGTAGCTTTTGAATTAGGAAAGGGATTCACTTTTACAGTGCATAAAGACCTTTCTGAAACAATTGTCACAAAAGACGGTAGAACTCTATTTGAGTACCTTGAAGATATTTGGGAAGACAATAACCAGTATATCTTTGCTACAGAGTTGGGACAGATGAAGTCTGTTACAGGTGAAGCTTGGATTCAAGTAAGATACTATTCTCCAGAAGAATTAGAAGACCCTTATAATAAATACCCTGAGGGTAGAATCAAGCTTTTACTACAGCCAACTAGTGTGGTGTTCCCAGAATATGACCCACATCAAAAAGGCGTTTTAAGGAAACTATCAATTGTGTATCAGTACTATGAGTATGAGAACTATGGTCTTCTTCACTCTAAGTCCAGAAAAGTTCTCAAGACATATAAGCAGATTTGGACTAAAGATAAAGTTGTCACTTATGAGGGGAATAAAGAGCCTATTGAGTCTGATAATAAGTATGGTGTAATTCCATTTATTCAGATAAAGAACTTTGTTCTTGCAGGACGTAATGAGGGAGTAAGTGACATTGCTGACATTATTCCAATGAATGTGGAGTATAACTTAAAGAAGTCTAATGTGAGTGAAATTTTGGACTACCATGCAGCACCTGTAACACTAGTCTTTGGAGCTAAGATAGGAAACCTTGAAAAGGGAGCTAATAAGCTCTGGGGAGGACTTCCTAAAGATGCAAAAGTACAGAACCTTGAACTCAACAGTGACCTGGGTGCTTCTAACACTTATCTGAATAATTTGAAGCTAGAAATGTGTGAAGTAGGAGGCATACCTGAGACTGTTTTAGGTGGTGCTAAGTCAATCAGTAACACTAGTGGTGTTGCATTGCAGTATATGAACTTACCCCTTATTGAAAAGACTAGGGTAAAAAGACAATCAACAGAAGATGGTCTTGAGAGACTTAATGAACTAATATTGTTAGTGTCACTTCTTGAGGGACTTATTTTCAAAGATTCGTCTGTAAGTATGAGAGACTTTTTGCATACAGAGGTATCCTTACCTGACACACTTCCTAAGGACACACTTCTTGAATTACAGCAGATTCAGCAAGAGCTTTCTGCTGGTCTTGAAAGCAGAGAAGGTGCATTAAAGAGAATGGGTAGAGAAGATATTGAGAATAAGTTAAAGGAGATTGATGCTGAAAGAGCTAGTAATCCATCCTTATTTGGTATCACTCCAACACAAGAACAGCCACAAATAAACAGTGGTTTCCTCAATAGTCAGACACCACAAGAGCAAGAAAATATAGAGAAGAACGGAGCTAATGTGAAAAACCCAGAGTGATTAAATTCAAATATTTTGGGCTTTTTATAGAAATATGCTTTTACCCTCTTTACAAATAATGTTTGTTGTGGTATCATAGTACCATAAACTAATTACATGGAGGTAGAATTTAATGAGAAATTCAAGAGGTATGACAGCTGAAAAGAAGAATGTGCTGAACAAGATGTTTTCTTTCCTTGTAATGCCTGTTCATGCAGAAGAAGTAACAGGCAGCGATTCTGGTGCAGTACAGCAGCCAACTATCAACTATGAGCAGCTGATTGCACAGGCACGAAAGGAAGAAAAAGATAAGCTTTACCCACGCATTAAAAAGCTGGAAGATGACAATGCAGCTCTTGTTAAGACTGGTAATGACAATCTGATTAAGATTGGCGATTTGACTCAGACCCTTAACACTGTTACTGCTGAGCTTGAAGCTTTTAAGAGTGGTGAAAAGACCTCTGAAAAGGTTAAATCTCTTGAAGCACAAGTAAAAGAACTTACTGCGGAAAATGAGAAACTGAAAAACGAAACCCCAGATGTTGAGAAGATTCGTGCTGAGATTGAAAAGGAATACGAAGTTAAGGCTTACATTGCAGAACAGAAAGCGGCAAATAAAGATGAAGTACTTTCTTCGTTTCTTGATGACATCACAGGCAGCACTAAGGAGGAGATTGATGCTTCTGTCACAAAGGCTAAAGAAAAGTCTCTTGCAATCAAGAAAGAGCTAGGTCTTGTAGATGAAGATGGCAATCCCACACAGTCTAAGACTGCATCTAAAAAAGGTTCTCAGAGTAAGAAGTCTGCTCCAAAGTCCCCAGCAATGAATCCGCCTGAGGACACTGGTACAAACGCTGGGATTTATGATGCTGATTATATCAGAAATCTTGACCCGTCTTCCGAAGAATATAAGGAGTTTCGTAAGAGTCTGGGATTAAAGTAATTCAGTCCCTATAATTGAAATTAACGGAGGTATAATTAACATGAAGATGAAATTTCACGCTTTGAAAGCACTTTTATCTGGGTTCTTAACAGTAGCCCACGCCGATGCAGTAAATAAGAGTGGCACATCTTATACACCATCTTTTTCTGTAGCTACTACAGCAGGACAGACAAATGGTGGTACACTGTTCTCTGATGCTATCCGAACAGTATACTCAAAGGAGATTGAGTTTAAGGCTCTTCCTAATATGAGATTTATGCAGTTTGCTACCACAAAGACAGAACTTGGCACAGAACCCGGTATGACCATTTCTATGCTGACATATAACAACCTCACTCTCGGCGGCAAGCTTGAAGAAGCAAAGCAGATTGTTACTCAGGCACTCAGTGGCTCTACAAAGCAGTTGACTGTTACAGAGTATGGTAATGCTGTTTCTGTATCTGAGTTGCTTGTTCAGTCTTCTTTTGATGATGTTATGGCTTCTGCTACTACTCTTCTTGGTCGTGACTATGCACAGGTTGTTGACTGTGAGCTGAGAGATGCGGCACTGTCTGGCACAAACATTGTTTATGCTTCAAAGAGTGATGGTACAAAGAATACATCTATGACTGAGCTTGATGCTACATCTACCTTAAAGGTATCTACAATCAAAGATGCTATCGAAATTCTTTCTACAAACAATGCTCCAAAAGCTGTCGGCGGTTCTTACTGGATTTGCTTTGTTCACCCACACCAGAGCCGTACCCTGCGTGATGACCCTGCATGGATTAATGCTTCCAATTATGGTGCTCCTGAACAGCTATTCACTGGCGAAATTGGTCGTATTGATGATTGTCGATTTATTGAAACTACTCTGATGTGCAACGGTGCAGCTGCCACTACAGACCCAGCTTATGATGCAACCTTAAAGGGTGAAGTCAATAAGTACAAAGCTGTTCTGTTTGGTGATGCTTACTATGGTATTGCCTTTGGTCTTCCTGTTGAATTACGTGACAACGGCGTTGAAGACTTCGGCAGAAAGAGAAGTCTTGCTTGGTACTCCATTTTTGGTGTAGGCAAGCTTCATGATGAATATGGTGTAGTTATTGTAACTGCATAAGTATTCTTTAAGAGCAGTATCGTAGAAAGGAGAGAAGCTTTATGGCAAAACAGCAGTTCAAACCTAAGACAAGTGGAGCAACAGTACTTGACACTGTAGCACCTGACGAAGTAAAACAGGAAGATACAGTTATTGAGACCTCTGTTGAAACTGTTGAAGAAAAAACAGATGAGGTGACTGCTAATGAAAACATTGTGCAGAAGCCTGTGGTTAAGAATGTAAAGATTCTGCCAAATTGTGACCACACTTGCAGTATTGGTGGAACTCGTTACTTCTTGAAAAAAGGTGTACAGACCAATGTACCTCAGGAAGTTAAAGACATTCTCAACAAGTCAGGTCTTTTGATGCCCCTCTAATAATGGGAGGTGTTCTCAACTATGACAGTTGAGCAAATGATTCAATTTTTGAGACTGTCAGTTTATGTTCAGGACAAAGATAAAGTTGTTGAACAAGACCCTCAGTATCTGTGTATGACAGATGAGGACTTACTCTTGTACCTCAATCTTGCTATGTCTAGGAACTATTCTGACACACCTGCTCTAAAGTATTTGCCAGAAGATGCACTTTATGGTGTTATCATTCTGGCGAAGAAAGAGCTATATTACACTCTTGCAGTTAAAGAAGCCCCATTGTTTGATATGGGTGCAGATAACAACAACTACTTGAAGCGGTCTCAACGATTTGACCACTACATGAAGTTGATAGTGCAAGCCGACAAAGAATATGAAGACTGGCTTGAGAATGGTGGAGAAGATGGTTTTGGTACAGTCAATTCTTACAGTGTAACATTAAGTGACCGATATGGTACTCGTTATAACTATGAGAATGCTGCCGTTCCTAAAGTCATACTTTATGTTGGGACTATAACAGAGGATTCGATTGAGTTCTGGTGGAATGTCAAGAATATTAGTCGTTTCTACCGTTATAAGGTCTATATGTCCAAAGAACCTATAGTTGACTTGTACAACCTGAAAACCCACATAGCCGAGGGAGCTAAGTTAGTTGCTGAGATAAAGGACATACATCAAGTCCGTTGCAGAGTAACAGGTCTTGAAAAAAATACAGTGTATTACATTGCAATTCAAGCAGTTAATATGGCTTCTTTATGTGGTTATGCTCAAGCAGAAGTTGAGACAGGGCCATTTGACGAGGAGAGTAAAGAACCTACTGGGGATATAACAGACATTGAAAATCCTGATTCTGTTGATAAAAAGAGTGGTGATTGACAATGGCTTATGAACCTAAAAATGACATACAAGTAGCTTTTCTTGATGGTATTGAAGAAGTTTTCAGCACCTTGTTATGCAATCATGTACTTCTTTATTTCCTTGATGAGGAGAGTACAGAAGTGAACTCAATTTATGAGGAGACCACAAAGAAGAAATACTTAGAACCTTATGAACTGATAGCAAAAGTCACTTATGACCATCCTAAAGGTTCAGACCCTGTTGAAACAGTCATAAGGACAGCACATTTCCGAATACCAACAAAACAGTTCTTGACTTTAGGGATTCCTTTTCTACAAGAAGCAGACTGGGAACGAATGAGAAAAGCAAAATTAGTTTATGAAGGAACAGAGTATCTTATAGATACAATTAAGCCCTCCACACTAGTGGCAGACATTTGGCAGTTCCTTGAGTTCACAGCCACCGAAGCCAAGAAAGATTCTATTAGTAGGTGATAGAATGAGACTGAGTAAGTTTGGTGATTGGACTAAAGCCGGAATAATTTTGCAGTCTCTGTCCTCTGGAAAGATTGTGCCTGCTATGTCAGCACAGTTAAAAGACGACGGAGACATCATACTTGAAAAAATAGTTGGTCATATTGATTCTCAAGACCTTAATTGGACACCACTAGCAGAGTCTACTATAGCTCTTAAAAGTGGTGACGAAACCATTTATGTTGAGACTGGCTTCTTAAAGAGTAATCTTAAAGTGAGAAAAGTCAAAGCACCTAAGAACGGTGTAACCTATTTTATAGGTGCTGATGCATGGACAAAGCACAGTCCTAGTGGTCTAAAATTTAGTGACCTTATGATTTACCTAGAGTATGGTACTGCTAATATTCCAGCAAGACCACTAATAAGACCTACTTTTGAAGAACTTGAAGCTATCTTGAAAAAGCATTGGAAAGACTGCTTACAAGACCTTATGAAAGGAGGTTGACTTAGTTGAATGGCACAGTGTGGTATGACCAGATAGATTTAGGTCTAATTAATTATATAAAGTCCTTGATACTGTTAGAAGACTACGAGGGAGAGCTTGTTCCTGTCCCTGTCCGAGTGAGAAAAGCAGATGAGGATTTTAAGAAAGAAGACTATCCAATGGTCACTATCTATAATTTAAACATTAGTCGTAGAGACGAAGTTAGGTACTACCCTTTCCGAGTACCCCGTGATTTAGATTTAGACCGTGGTAAAGTCAATATGGAAAGACCTGCTGTTCCTTATTCTCTTATGTATCAAATTGACCTGTGGAGTACTTTGCAATCTGATATGAACAAGATGTCAGCACTGTGGGAGTTTGAAATAGGTCGTGATTTCAATTTACCTGTTCAAGATAGTGGTGGTACACTGCGATATGCACACTGTCTCCAAAAAGGTGATTCTTTCAAAAAGATTGATAAACTTAATGATGGAAATAGAGTTTATTGTACATCATTTACTTATCGCATTTGGGCAGAGATTGACGAGGAGAATCCGAACAAAATTGATGAGGTTGATATTGTAAAAGATATTGACCTTAAAGACAAACTAAACTATAAGGAGGTACTGACATGATTAAAGTCTCGGAAGTTCGAGGTTTTATTTTTAGTGCAACTCTTTCAGATAACAGCACACTATGCCTACAAGCAGGTGAAAGTGCTAACATTGACGAAAGTCTTGTTAGCGAACCTTTAAAGGTCGCTTGTTCTAAAGGCATTGTTACTATGTCAGAAGTTGCCCCAAACAAAACTAAAGAAAAAACAGGAGGTGTAAGTAAGTAATGGCAGAGTATTTAACCCCAGGAGTATTTGTCGAAGACATTAAGCAGACAGTAAGTATGCCTGTTGGTACAGACCCAGTTTCTGCTTTTATAGGTGTTGCAAACACAGGGCCTGTCAATACTCCAACCTCAATCAGTTCTTGGAATGAATATCTTACAACATTTGCAACAGGTCAAGACTCTGCATTCTTGACTAACAGCTATCTTGCATATGCAGTTTATGGCTTCTTCCAGAATGGTGGTAGAAAGTGTTATGTTATGCGAGTTACCAATTCTGATGCAGCTGTAGCCACTACAGGCAATTCTAGTGCAACAGCCTTTGAAAAAGCTTTTAAAGCTAAGAACGGTGGTTCTTGGGGAAATAAGATTACCATTGAGATTCCTAAAGACAATATTGACACTGATATTGGTATCTTTGCAGTCAATGTAAAGTATGGTGATACTGTTGTTGAGTCTTGGGGTAATCTTGGTAAGGGAGTCAATGTTTCTGGCTGCTATGCAGACATCATCAACGCAGAGAGTAACTATATCAAGGTTACAGACCTTACAGTAGAAGCACCTTTAAGCACCCTTGCAAATGCTGATACTACAATCAAGTTTGCAGGAGGTACTGATGGACTCTCTACTTCTGGTGCTCCAGTCGCAAATGATGTCTATAAGAAAGCTCTGGAGAAGTTTGACCTGTTTGAAGAAATTCGTCTTGTTGCAATCCCCGGAGCAGATAATGCTCTACAGAAAGAGGTCGCAGATTATTGCACTAAGAACAAGTATCGTATTGCAATCTGCGAAGGCAATGTAACAGACACAGACTCTCAGCTGAAAACTTTAAGAACCAACCTGAACGGCACTAATGCAGCACTATACGGGCCGTGGATTAAAGTTGTAAACCCACTGTCTTCCAGTGGTGCTTTAATCCCTGTTCCTGCTTGTGGTCACATCTGTGGTGTTTATTCCCGTATTTCTGATTCCATGGGTTTCTGGGAAGCACCAGCAGGTACTGAGGCTGTCATTCGTGGTGCAGTTGACCTTACCACAGTGTTTACGCTATCTCAGACCAATGTCCTGAATCCAAAGGGTATTAACTGCTTACTCCCTAAGACCAACACTGGTGTATGTGTTTGGGGAGCAAGAAGCTGTAACAATGACTTCAACTATGTTTCGGATTTACTGATGAACATTACGTTGAAAAAGAACTTATATGACCTGACACAGAAGTATGTATTTAAATCGAATGATTCTACTTTGTGGACTAAAGTCAAGACTACTTGTCAGGACTACCTCAACAGCCTATATCAGCAGGGAGCTTTCTTTGGTGATTCTCCAAGTGAAGCTTACTATGTTGAATGCAATGAGACGTTGAACCCTGTAAGTGTCCGTAATCAAGGTAAGTTAATCTGTGAAATTGGCTATGCCGCTAAGAAGCCAGCTGAATTTATTATCTTCCGTATTTCTCACGAACTCACAACAGCGTAATAGGAGGTGTTATAATTGAAGAAGCTAATCAAAACCGTTCATGCGGCAAGAACTGCATCTCTTGACCCTCTACAGAAATTCCGTTTCAGAGTCACTATTCCAGGACTTCCAACTGAAATTGGATTCCAGACAGTCAGTGGTCTTTCTCATGAAATTGGTGTCGCTGAATATGCAGAGGGAGGTTACGAGTACACTCACAAGTTACCTGGCAAGCCTAAAGTAGGTGAAATCACTTGTGAGCGTGGTGCTTATCAAGACTCTGCTCTTGCCGCACTTATTAAGGAGACTCTTACTAATGAGGACTTCCGACAGACTATTATCATTGAACACCTTGACCGCTTTGGTAATGCTGGCAAGACTTACAAGCTTGCCGAAGCTTGGGTATCAAAGTGGGAGGGTAGTGATTTAGATGCTACGTCTGATGATGTTGCAATTGAGAAAATCACAATCCAGTTTGAATACTATCTGGACGAATAATGACATAACTGAAAATCTATGTATTAAACCTCTCAAATTACTATTGCAATTTGGGAGGTTTTATTGTATAATAATATAAAGGCATTGACCTTAATACAACTAATGGAGGAATTTGATATGAAAAGCAGAATTGATGGTAACAGCGAAGAAAAAGCTCTTGAAAGAGAGCTTGAACAGGAATATGCAGAGTCCATTCAGGAAATTGCAGAATCCCAGTCCGAAGCAGGTTCTGAGACAACAAAAGAGCTTGACCTCCTTGCAGGCTATGTTGACAAAGATGGTGTTACTCATAAGACTTTCACTATTCGTGAAATGACAGGTGCTGATGAAGAATATGTCAATAGAGCTGACATCAAGACCAATGGTGCTAAAGTATCTACAGCACTTTTATCACGATGTGTTTTAAGTGTTGGAACACTTACCAGAAAGTCTGTAGGAAACCCTAAAGCTTGGGAGAACATCTTCAAAGAGATGCTGACAGGAGACAGAGACACCATTCTTCTTGCACTGAGAAAAGAATCTATTGGTGATACTATTGAAGTTACGCATACCTGTCCGAATCCTGACTGTAAGGCTAAGTTAAAGACAGAAGTTTCCATTGATGAGCTTAATATTCTTGAATTTGACGGTCTTCGTGAGATTCCTTTTGTACTTCCTAAGGGATATAAAGACCGTAAGGGAGTAGTACACAAGACTGGTATCATGAGAAGACCAAATGGTCTTGACGGCGAGCTTCTTACTCCACTTGCAAAGAATAATATTGCAAAGGCAGAAACACTGCTTCTCACAAGAATTTGTAAGTTTGATGACGGGACTCATATTGATGAGTCTGTTATGGCAAGCCTGTCTTTGAAAGACAGAAACTACTTACAGAAGCTTCTCAATGACCACCAGTTTGGTGTAGATATGACCATTGATGTCATGTGCGACAGATGTGGAGAGTACTTCAAGGGAAATCTTAATCAGTCAAATTTTATATAAACACCTTTTTTGATTGGGAATTTTCACAGAAATTTAGTTTCAGTAAAACCCTTGAAGAAATGCACATATTAGCTTATGTGTATCACTGGGAGAGAGACACTGTGTGGAATCTATCTAGTCGAGAAAGGCGAATGTGGGTTGACATGATTATGACCCAGAAGAAAATGGAGAGCGACTCAGTAAAGAGCAAGTCCCCTAAAATCCCTAAACCAACAAGGAGAATGTGATAGCAGAATAATATAGCGGCAGTAGAATGCATTTATGTAGTATGGAGGTGACATACATTGAATAATTTTGGTCTAGGTCTTATTCTTACATTCACCGATAATGCTACGTCAGGTCTACAGAGAGTCACAGGAGCTTTCAATGACCTGAACACAACTACTGCTGCTTTTTCTAATGCAAATGGGGCAGAAGCAGCATTATTACAAGTGTCTTATGCAGCTGGTATAGTTGGTAATCAACTATATCAAGTCGGTGAAAGTATCACAGGTATGTTTGCAAATGTTACAAAAAGTATCATAAATACGGGTTCTAAAATTCTAACAGCTAAGACTCAGTTAGGTACTCTATATGGCAGTATGGAAGAGGGAGCTGCTAAACTTGAAGAAATCAAAGACTATGCTGCAAAGAGTATATTTAATTTTGAGGACTTGATTCCATCTGTTATTATGCTGAAAGCAAATGGCATTGAAGCTTTTGACCAGATTGCCACAAGTGCTTATAAAGCTACAAATGGTATTGAGGGTACTTCACAAACTCTTATGGATTATGCTTCTGACCTTGCAGCCTTTAACCCTCAAATGAGAAATGCCTATGGTACTGGTGTACAAGCTGCTATGGGTGCTTTGAATGAGTATATTGCAGAAGGTAATGCCGTATCCCTAAAGAGAGGTGCTTCTCTTGACATTAATGCACTTATTGGCGAAGAAACAGCAGGTACTATTGAAGAGCGTTCTAGACAAGTAGCAGACCTTATTGAAAAGTTAGGTATGGTAGGCACTACTGCAAACCTAGCTAAGACCCCTATGCAGAGACTTTCCAATGTGGAAGACATTCTGTTTAATACTATGGCTGAAATTGCTAATTCGGGAGTATATGATAAGTATTCAGAACTTGTAGCAAAGCTAACGGACTATGTATTTCATATTCCAGAAAGTGAGCTTACTAATATAGCTAATTTAATTGGAGAAGCTCTTGTAGATATATTGGACTTGTTAGACCCAGTTGTAGATGGAGTAATAAGATTAGCAGATGCTTTAAGGGATTTCTTGAAAACAAATCCAGAACTAGCACAGTCCATTATAAAAGGAACAGCACTTGCAGGAGTGTTCGCTTTGCTATCTGGTGCTGGATTAAAACTTCTGTCCTCTTTGGGTATGCTAAGATTCTCTTTAAATTCTCTGTTTGGTGGTAGTCTTGCTTCAAAGGGCTTATCCCTGTTAGGTCTATTTAAGAATCTATTAGTTAGTGTTCTTCCACTAATAGCAGTTTCTGCACTTCTAAAAGCTGCTTGGGATAGAGACTTTATGGGAATACAAGAGACTGTTACTGGTTCTATACATAAGATAATAGACTCTGTTAAACTTATAGCAGATGCCTTTATGGATAACACTCTGTCAGCTGAGAATTTTCAGAAAGCAAAAGACATGGGAATACTCCCATTAATTGAGGGGATTCTACAGCTTAAATATCACTGGGAGTTCTTTGTAGAGGGATTCAAAAAAGGGCTTGATGCTTTCTTTGATTCCCTTTCTAGAGTTCTCACTAAACTTGGAATACTTGATGTAGACGTTTCGGGTTTAGGAGACCTTGTTGTAGCTTTGATTGATAAAATGACTGCACCTGGAATGACTGATACTTGGGAACAAGTAGGTTATCTTATAGGTAAAAGTGTAGGTTGGATTTTAGCAGCAATATCTATTCTCCCTATAGTCATAAAATTTGTTAGTGCTGTTGTAAAAATAGTTATGGGTATTATAAATGCTGTTAAGGCTGTAATATCTGTAGTTAAAGCAGTAATAAACATAGTAAAGACTATATGGAATCTTCTAAGAGTAGTGTATTATACTGTTAGATGGATAATAGTTGCAGTACAGTCTATTAACTGGTCTGCCATTTTAAGTAGTGCAGGTGCAGTGTTTCAAGCTATAGGTCAAGGTATTGTTTTTGTATTAGGACTAATTGGAAACGTAGTAATTGCTATTCTAAGTGCTTTCGGAATAGCAGTAACACTTCCAGCATGGGTCGTAGGGCTTATTGTAGTAGCAATAGTATCTTTAATCACTTTGATTATAGTCTTCTGGGACGAGATTAAAGCATTCTTTATAAATTTAGGCACAACCATTGCCGAAGCTTTTCAATCTGCTTGGGAACAGTTTTCTAGCTTACCTTGGGTTCAGAGTGTTATTGGCTTCATTCAGGAAATCATTCAGACAGTACAAAATGCTATACAGACAGTGTTTTCTGCAATACAGAGAGTTATTGCAAGTATCATAAATGCTTTGATGCCTATAATAACGCCTATAATTGCAATCATAAGGACTATTGTAAGTACCATTGTTAGTGTAGCACAATCTATATGGTCTATCATTCAGAGCATAGGAAGTGCTATTGCTACTGTTGTAATGGGAATCATTGATATTGTAAAAACAGTTGCTTCTGCTATATGGCAAGTATGCTTGAGTATCTTCAATGTAATAAAGAGTATTGTTATGGGTGTTTGGAGCATCATTCAGTCTATAGCTGGCTTTATACAGTCTGTATTCAATGTTATTTATCAAGCTATACGTGTTACAGTACTCTCAATAATTTGGGTATTCCAACAGTTATGGGACGGAATTAGTACAGGTCTAAACTTCATTTTAGGTCTGTTTACTACAATCTTTAATTGGATATACTCGAATATCGTTCAGCCTGTTGTACAAGCTATAGGGGCTGCTTTTGATTGGGTGTACAATACAATTATTAGCCCAGTTATACAAGCAATAGGAGCAGCATTTGAGTGGCTACAAACAAATGTTATTGCTCCTGTTTGTGATTTCTTTAAAGCCGCCTTTGAAAAGATTGCAGATGTGGTTGACACTCTTGTTGATAAGTTTAATACAGCTTTCACAGCCATTAAGGACTTTATCTGTAATGCAATACAGACTGCCGCAGATTATGTAACTCCAATCATTGACGGAATTGCTAATGCTATTCAGTGGGTCTCTGATGCAGTAAGCAGTGTTATTGATGCTGCTTCTGGTGCAATGGATTGGGTTGGAGATAAGCTAAGTAGTGCAGGTGATGCTATTCAAAGTGCTGTAGGATTGTCTACTGGTGGTTATGTAAAGACTGCTGGTATTGCTATGCTACACCCTAATGAAGTTGTTGTAAATGATGTACTGACCAGAGGTTTAGGAAGCTTCTTAGAAGACTACAATAGAGCTAAACTTACCTCTTCTCCTCTTATTAAGCAGGACGTAGTTTCTACAGATGACTATACTGAGGACAACAACCCATTAAATCCTAGTGACCCTGTTACTCCTCAGCCTAGCAGCGATGACAATAACTCTAACAGTCCTATGAGGACTTTAACTGATAATTCCACAACATATAATGGGGACACTGATAATAGAACTACCACTACTTCTCAGGACAATAGTGTTACATTTGAATCTGGTAGTGTTGTTATTCAGATTGATAAAAACACAGACCTAACTGATGAGGGTCTTGACATTGTAGTAGATAAGCTTATGAAAAAAATGGCTCGTAAACTACAACTAAGAAATATGCAGACACGAAATTAAGGAGGGATAATTTATGCCTGTTTATGCACTAGACAATAAATATCATAAGTATTCCTCAGGAGCTAAGACGAAGGGGTACATAAAGAACAAGAACACCGGAGTGTTAAAGAGCTTTATGTTTAACCCCTCAGAGCTTTCCTTTGATAGAGGTGCTACCTATGCTGAAATATCTGCACCCGGTCTCAGTTACCCTATCACTCAGTATGTGCGAGGGAACATTATAACTTTTAATGTTTCCTTATACATATATGATAAACCATACAGTGGTAAAGTGAAAGAGTGGGAGGATTTTTTGAATAGCTTTGTACCACCTACAGTCAATACAGGAGGCTATACAAAACCTGATGAAATGCTCTTTGTTATGGGAGACTTTATCAGAAGTTGCGTTGTAGGAACACTAAGCACACATTATACCTCATTTAACAGTGACCTGTTGCCAAACGAAGCGACATTCACTTTGAGTTTAAGGCAGGTGTGATACATGATTCATGTTGGCTCAAGATATATTCATACACCTATCTATTCCCGAAGCGGTCAAGCTTTTATCTTCAACATAAGGGATAAGTTTAAGTTTAATCCAGACAACGCTACATACTACACTGTAGTACTGGGAGACACCATTGATGGTATAGCTTACAAGTTCTATGGCAATGCAAATTTGTATTGGGCAATACTTGATGCAAACCCATCTATTATGTCAGAGCTTGACTTAGAAATAGGTGATGTACTAATGATACCTGATTTTGAGGAGGTAGCAAAAGTAAGTGAGTAGTAATGTTTCAAGTGTATTCTGGCAACTGTGGATAAACAATACTGAAATAACAGGACGTTCAAAAGCCTGCATAAACAGTATTGAGATTGATGAACTGTGTGATGGTTCTGATACTTGCACTCTTAACATTACTGACCCTGATTTTGTGTTTATAGAGGATAATATCTTTATTGATGAAGCTAAAGTCCTAGTCCGTTTTGGATTTAATGAAGACATAGACAGACTTGAGTTCTCTGGCTATATATCAGCTATTGATATATCTTTTCCTGAGGATGGTTCTCCAACACTGACAGTAACGTGTTTGGATAAGTCCCATTTAATGAACCGTGAGAAGAAAAACCGTTCTTGGGACAATGTTACAAGAGCTGATGTAGTCAGAAAAATTGCAGCTGAATATGGCTATTATCCTGAGATAGAACCAAATTATACATTTGCTACTCAGGACACCATATCTCAGAGTAACCAGACTGACATAGAGTTTCTTGAGAACTTGGCGACAGAAGAAAGAGAACCATTTATGTGTAAAGTTGTAGGTACTCATATAGTCTATAAGAAGAAAGGTCTTTTACAGACACCAATAACTCAAATAGGCTATAAAACTTACCCCTTTGATGTAAAGAGTTTTTCCCCACAAATCAACAAAGAAACAAGACAAGAAGAGGTTACTTCTGCAAATGTGGGAACTGAAAGTAAATCTTATGAATCCTATACCGCAAATGACGGTAATGTTAGTCGTGATGTACAAGGCGAGAGTGTTAAGACCACTTCTACAGAAGCCCTTAATGACACAAGCAGAAATAAAGATACAAGTAACATGGTTTATGACCCAGAAAAGAGAACATGGATAAAGAAATGAGGTGTATAATGTATGGCTATTGTAATCAATTCTCAGTGGGATGCTCAGCAATTCTATAAGCAGAAAGAAGAAGCAAGAAAGCACATCAATTCTCAATGGGATGCTCAGCAGTTTTATGAGACATATGGTGGTAATGGTCATTCAGGTAACTGGGGTTCACAAGAGTGGGCTGCAAAAAGAAGTTCCACATACTACACCTATAACCCAGCTATCCGTTCATGGGAAAAGTCTTCAATGTCCAATTTTAGCACTTCTGGATTTAAAACAAAAGCCACTTCTAAAGGTGTAAGCTTTAGTGGAGGTAGCTCTGGTTCAGTTTCTCAAGCAGGTGCTACAAACCCTACCATGGATGCTTCAACAGATAGTAAGACCAACGCAGAAAAGGAGTACATTGATATAGAGTTTAACACTCTTACAGGTGATGTAGAACTCATTCCAACTAAAAAGAATATGCAGATAAAATCTGGTTGTACTATCAATTTCAAAGGAATTGGTAAGTATCTATCAGGTCTTTATTTCGTTTCCGAAGTAAAGAGAAAGATAGATAAAGACAACGGCTTTTCTCTAACTGTGTCTCTACTTAAAAATGGCTTTGGAGATAACCTCAAGAGTCAGAATACCACAAGTACTACCTCCCCAGCGAAAGATGGTAGAGCCGAGACTGTTGATACATCAGGAAATGTTGTCACCAGTAAAATCAAAGTGGGAGATAAAGTTAAGATTGTTGGTGATGGTGCAATATATTCTAATGCTCATGAGGGAGTCAAAGTTCCAAATTGGGTTAAAGAACAGACTCTTACTGTTGATGCTTTGAGTGAAGATGGAAACAGAGCTAGACTAAACCCAATTTGGTCTTGGACATACATTAAGTATCTTCAATTAGTGTGAGGTGATTATATGGCAGAAACAAAGTGGCTTGGTAAGTACAGAGCCATAGTCATGGACAACAATGACCCTGAGAGACGTGGAAGAATACGTGTTCAGTGTCCTACAGTCCTAGGAAATTATTTAAGCTCTTGGTGTGAACCATGCATACCTTATGCAACAGACTATGCAGGAGACTATTATGTACCCCCTGTCAATGAAGCAATTTGGGTAGAGTTTGAAGAGGGAAATGTTGATAAACCCATATGGGGTGGTGGTTGGTACAAAATAGACAGCTCCCCACTAACCAAAAACTCAAACCCAGAAGACTACAGATATATATCATTTAAGAACTCAGTTCTTAGAATGGGAGAAAAAGAGTTTGTATTTGAATTAAGAGGTGGTGACACCTCCTATACTGTTACCATAGACACAAGTACTTGGCTCGGTCTAAATTACATTGGTAGCAAGACTGAAAGTGAACTGAATGACTTGGAATTGATTATTGCAAATAAGACCTATTTGCTAGAAACTTTCCCAAATGAAGTTAAAGAGAAGACAGACATACTTGAATCTGAGATTTCAGATTTAGGCAGTAACTTCGACAACTTTTTAAATAAGGCTTATAACCCATTTGCAGACTCTGTAGGTGAACAACTAACACAGATTTCAGTACAGTTGGAGAAAATATCCGCAAAGATTTCTGAAATAGACTCCAATCTCTTGGACTTACAAAATCAGGTCAATAGCATTGATTTACGTCCTATAAATGACCGTATCACAAATAACTCAAATGCTTACAATGACACAATTTCAAGTATCGCAAGTAGTGGGGACGTTTCATTCAATTATACCTTTATGACATAAGGAGGGTTAAATTTGCAAACAGGCTTTACTGGAATAAGCTTTCCTTTCCGAATTAACGGTAAAGGAGGAGTCACAATGAGTTCTACTAGTGTTTCAGATGTTCCGCACATCATTGAAGCAATTGAGCAGATACTTTTAACTAAACCAAGAGAGCGAAGAATGGAATACCACTTTAAGTCTGACTTGGACACGGATATTTTTAAACCTAATGACTCTAGTGCCAAAAACCTTATTGAACACCAGATAAGAGAAGCACTGGGAAATTTAGAGGATAGAATAGAAGTTGTCAATGTTGACATAACTTCTAAGGACAATAAAGTACAAGCGGTTATAACATTCCGAGTTCTTATGTATAATACTACTTACAGTAGTAAGATAAAGGTAGGTGAAGGATTAAATGAGACAGGTAATTGATAGACTTGACTATACCACAAGAGACTATGAGGGATTCAGAACCCTTATGATTGACAAGCTAAAGGAGCTTATGCCAGAGTACACAGACATAAGACAATCTGATGCAGGTATTGTCATTCTTGAACTGAATGCTATGTGTCTGGACATTCTGTCTTACTATATAGACAGCATAGCAAATGAATGCTTTTTGGTCACTGCGGAACAAAGAAGCAACATTTTGAAATTTTGCAAGATGCTAGGGTATACACCACGTTATGCTACTTCCTCGCACTATAAACAGGTCTTTGTTAAGAGTAATGCAGATACAGAGATAACCATACCTGCTGGCACTAAAGTAAAGACATATAGTTCTAATCAGGACAATATTATATACTTTACGACCACAGAAGATTTAGTCATACCTAGAGGTTATCTGGGAGACGAAAAAGACCCTGATACAGGTGAGTATTTGTTTTTCGTAGACATTATTCATGGCATTTATGTGAGAAATGAAGTGCTATCTACAAAGACCTTAGGGACAGCAAATCAAACATACAGCTTGAACTACTCACCAGCTTTGATTGACTCTACCTTTAAGGTGTATGTTACAGATAAAGTATCTGGTTCAGAGATGTGGTCAAGAGTAAGCACTTTTGCTGGTTCTAATTCCTCAAGCAAAGTGTACATGATTGAGAATAATGACTATAATGAGACTAGCATTATATTTGGTAATGGTTCTTTTGGAAAGATACCTACAGATGCCGAAATCACTTGCTCCTACTACATTGGAGGTGGTGATAATGGTAATGTAGGTATTGGTGCTATAAACACCATGGAAGACAACATTGCTGGAATTAACTCCACAGTAAATGTAGAACAGACAGAGTATGGGTATGACAGAGAGACCATTGACGAAATCAAAATAAATGCACCCGTTGCACACAGAAATATTTGGGGAGCTTTAACTACTAATGACTATTCAGGTGTAGTAAAGACCTACTTTCCAGATGTTAAAGATGCCGAAGCAAAAAAAGCCACAGAAGACTGGACTGTTCCAGAAGTAGATGATATTATAATTTATCTCCTTACTAATCAGGAAATAAAGATTCAGTCTGAGGAAGACTTCTTCCATGAGATTCCTGAGTCTTTTTATAATGAAGACCTGTATACAGGGGTTACAACAAAAATAATGGACTTCTTCAACTCTGATGTAGACTATGTTGACATTGAGGGAGGTTTATTAGATACAGGAAGAAAGCTTTCCGGAACTAGAAACATTATTTTGTCCAAGCCAAATTTTGCAGAAGTAACTTTGAGCTATACTTTAATGGCACGAAGCTACTATAATGTAAAGGAAATATCAAAGCAAGTTGAAGCTTATTTGAAAAGATATTTCTCGTTAGGCAACATCGCCTTTGGCGAGTACACTTCTTTTCAAGATATTGTGTATGACATTATTGACAATAGTGGTATTGAGGGGATACGCTATCTCAATATAGACATCTCTGGAGAAAAAGATGAAAAAGGGGAAATACATAATGACCTCTTTGATTATATCAATAAAGACTTGATTATTCCCCATATTGGTGCTATAATAGTGCTAAAGGATTTAGAAGCTACTCTACAGTCTTCTCCTAATAGTACTACTGGTGGTGTTACAAATGGCAGATAATTTTTTTCCAAGTTCCCCTCAAGACAGAACCGCAAAAGAAATACTGGACAAGTACTATAAGGTAACTCCAAGAAATGAGCATTCAAAATTCCTCCCATATGTAAAAGACGGGGAGAATATAAGCCCTCTGACAGATTTTCTTTACTACCACAAACTTCCCGAAGTATACAGGGTGTTTGATGAACCTTTGGGAAAACCCCTGTATAGATATTTGCAGTCTATGCTTGAGGGAGGTTATGCTGACCTTATAAATAATGCCACTAAGGGTTATAGAGGTCTTGAAAATCTATTAGAACTTGTAGACCCTAAGACTTGTCCAGATGAATTTCTACCCTACTACTGTAAGAGCATGGGAATTGAATGGTTTCCAGACTTGATTACAGAAGAACGTGGGACTTATTATTTAAGAACCTTTTTATGCAATGTAGGTGAAATCTACAAAAGACGAGGTACAGACTCTGTTGTAAAGTACATAGCTAAAGTTTTGACTGAAATGGATGTTAAACTACGATATGAAAGAGTCTTTAATAGCGACAGAACAACAAAAGCACGAATACTTTGGGTTGAACTTCAAGCACATACACAAGAAGAAATTGATAATATAGGGATAAATGCAAAAGTTATTAAACGGTATGTTGATACTCAGATTCCCTATTATATCACTTCTGCTATTGTGTATGTATTGAGGTTTAGTACCTCAGTAAAGAAATATAATGGAAACTTTGTCATAAGCACTATTCGGAAGACTATAAAGACCTCTGATGAAGTGTTTGATTCAGTGAAGATTAAAGCTTCTAAAACACACTATGGTGTTGCTTCAACCCATGTTGTAGAACAAACAGTTAAACCCAAGATATAAGGAGGTAAAGTTAATGGCTACTTGGTTACAAGAAAATGCTGTCCTTACTGATGCAGGTCTTTCTATGCTGTCAAAAGCACAAGTAGGTCTTGGTAAGCTCTGCATTACAAAAGTCGTAACAAGAGATGTGTGGGACACTGTTGCAAACAACAGAAAACTCACGGGGGATAGCTCTACAGTTACTAACATAAAACAAGAAGCTGTTCTTTTAACACCACCAGGTGAGGGTGATGCTGAAACAACAGACGGACAGAATGTGGGTGTAAGTAAAATTGTAGCACGTTTCTCTAATGAGAGAATTACAGAAAAGTACCACATTAAACAGGTCGTTGTCTTTATGAAGCTTGTTGACCTTGACCCAAATGCACCAGAGGGTACTGATATAGGTGAAGTCCCATATATGGTTGCACAGACTGAGAGTTCTGATGACTCAGACATTATGCCAACATTCTCAGATAACCCTACGGCGATAAATTATGACTTATACATCTTACACTCAGGTGTAGCTCAGATTGACATAGCTGTTAAAACAGCAGGCTATGTAGATGATGATACCTTTAATGAGTTCAAGAAGTATGTAATAAGCATTCTAAATGAGGGAGTAGGTCAAAATACAAAAGACTTAAATTTTGATGTGTGGACTCCTACTTATACAGAAGACACTGACCCATCTGGTGGAAGACACTGGTCTAAGAAAGTTGATGATGCAGGCGAAATTGTTACTACTGAGAAGTCCGGACAGAAAAGTGCTGAACGCTTCAATATGTATGCTGAAAACAACAACATTGCTGTGGGTTCTAATTGTCATGTTGAAGGTAACGGCAATGTAAGTCTCGCTGCCGATAGTCATATTGAGGGTGTAGATAATCACTCTGGTTTTGAAAGCACCTTGGGTGTTCATATGGAGGGTCGAAGAAACTATGCAACTATAGGATGGTTTCAGCACATTGAGGGAGAATGCAACCAGAGTGCAGGTTATGTAACCCATGTAGAGGGTAATCAGAATAAAGCTATAAATTCTGAAATTGAAAGTGTCGGAAATCTTCATATTGAGGGTAGCTGGAATACTGTTGATAATGGTCGCCTACACCACGTTGAGGGTTCTAATAATACTGTTAAACAGGGGTATGCTCATCACATTCAAGGTATTTATAACACCATTGAAAAAGGTAACTGTCATAGCATTAGTGGTAGTCATAACACCATTAGTGGTAACAATGACTGTAATGATGTTTCCGGTTATCTGAATGTTGTTACAGACTGTGGTGAAGCAACAGTAAGTGGTAGAGAAAATAAAGTCATAAATAGTAACCAGTCTAGTGTTTCCGGTTATCTGAACACAGTTACTAATTCTGAAAGAGCAATTGTAAGTGGTATTAGAAATACCATTACAAATTCCAGAGGAACTAGTGTATCTGGAGACTCCAATAAAGCCATTGAGAACTGCTTTGAAACAAGTGTATCTGGTTACACTAATACTGTCACACGTTCCAAACACGCTAGCATTTCTGGAACAAACAACAATGTTACTGATTCTGAAAACTCTTTGATTTGCGGTTCAAGTAACACTGTATCTAAAGAGTCTTCTAACTGTGTCGTTACTGGTGTAGGTAACACTGTAACTAATACCTTATCAACATACACTTGGGGTCTTTTAGTTGGTGGTGACTCAAATAACATAACTGATGCTAGTGACTCTGTTATTTCAGGTATTGGTAATACTGTTTCTCGTTCTTCTTCAAATCTGATTTCGGGAACTAGCAATACTGTTTTACTAGACAACTCTTTTCCAGACCTGGATGTTAATACTTGTGTCATTAGTGGTGCTGAAAACTCTGTGCAGAAAACAAGAAGAACTCTTGTCACTGGTCATTCAAACACAGTAACAAACTATCAAGCCAATCCTCGTAGGTCTGAGCATAATGTCATTAGTGGTGAAGTTAATGATATTAAGGGGTTATTTTCTTCTGTAGCAACAGGATTTAAGAACTCTATAACTAATATTCATGATTCCTTTATTGGTGGTAGAGAAAATAAAGTTTCCAGTGAAGTTTCAGAAAGTGGTTGGAATGCTGTTACTTGTGTAGGTTATAAATGTGAAGTTGTAAACTCTCAAGCACCCCAGTTTGCTACAGGTACTTCTAATGTAATCAAGGGTTCAAACTCTGCCGTGTTTGGCTCTAATAACTTAGCCACAAGTAATGACCAAGTAGTTATGGGTCATTACAATGTTGAAGACACTAATAACAAATTTGCATTTGTTATTGGTGGTGGTTCTAAGAATGGAGAAAATGTAGCAAGAAAGAATATCTTAGAACTTGACTGGGAGGGTAATCTTCACATATCTGCACTATACACCAGTGATATTTATAATAAAGATGGTGATTCTCAGCTAAATGCTTGGAATATTTCTGATGGTACAGGACAGGGTTCTTTAGTAGGTAATAACACTGCAAGCAACCATGCAACAGACCTGTACTCCTCTGCTTTTGGCAATAGTACAGAAGCCACTAACAAGTATGCTTTTTCTACAGGTAGTACTACTAAAGCACAAGGAATATCCTCTGTAGCTATGGGTGATACTTGTGAATCCATTGCTGACTATACATTTTCTACAGGTATCGGTTGTAAAGCTAAGAGTGGTGCTTCTCAGTCCATGGGATATTTCAATAGCATAGATACCAATAGTTACTCTGCTTGTGCTACAGGTTATCAAAACATAGTTGAAGCAGCTTTTGCAAGCTTTACCTCTGGTAGCAACAATACCAACAAGAGCAAGTGTTCCAATATTTCCGGTGAATCAAATAATGTAAGTGGTGAAGACAACATTGTATCTGGTAAAAACAACACTGTTTCTACCTCTAACAATTTAGTTGTATCTGGTAACACTAATAAAGTCACTAGCACAAATAACTCTATCATTTCTGGTCATAATGGTGAAGTTTCAGAAAGTGATTCTTTATTCAGTATTGGTTCTAATTATGCAAACAAAGCAATTAACAGCATTTCCTTAGGTACAAATAACAAGCTACTGGGTTCAAAGCCTACTAATGGTATTACAAATTCTCTTGTAGTAGGTGATAGTAATAATGTTTACTGTTCTAATACAATTATTGCTGGAGAATCTAACTATGTTGCAGGTTCACGAAACTTAGTTGTAGGTTTTCAAAATAGACTTGGAATGCATTCTGATTCAGGTTCTATACAAGAGAACTATGGTATTTCTTGTATTGTTTCTGGCAATAACAACTATAGTGTAGGTAAGTTTAACTCTATTCAAGGTAATGGTCTAAGAGACTATTCAATGACCAGTGGAAATGATAGTGACTATCCTACCCTTACTAATCTCCCAAGTGGCATTGCAAATTCTGCAACTTTTGTAGGTAGCTACAATAATACTTCAAAAACAGTTATTGACCGTGACCTGTTTACTGTAGGTATTGGTGGTACTCCTACCTCACGTGAAAATGGTTTTAGTGTTGCAAGAGACGGTAACGTATATGCCAAAGGTACTTTACACACAGGAAATGCAGATATTGCAGAATGGTTTGAATGGGAAGATAAAAACCTTTCCAATGAAGACCGCAGAGGTCTGTTTGTTACTCTAAAGGGAGACAAAATTGTTCTTGCTGATGCTGATACTAAATACTTATTTGGTATTGTATCTGCTTGTCCTGCTATTGCTGGTAACTCTTATGAAGACAGCTGGAATGAAAAGTACCTTAAAGACGTGTTTGGTGAAATAATCTATGAGGACTATGTAATTCCTGCTGAAACTGCTACCATTATCAACAAAGATGGTGAGGAGGAAGAGATTGTTGTCCGTCCTGAACGAACGGCTAAAAGACCAGTCCTCAATCCTGACTATGATGCTACACAGGAATATATTCCGAGAAGTGAAAGACCTGAGTGGTCATATGTGTCTAGTAAAGGACGACTCGTCATGGTCGATGACGGAACTTGTGTCGTAGACAGCTACTGCAAACCTATGAGTGGTGGTATTGCAACTGCATCTAATACTGTTACGGCGTTCAGAGTTCTAAAACGAATTGACAAGACCCACATTCTTGTGTGGGCTGATGGTGTAACTGTCCTTGACTAATCTTGAGACAATAAAGCTGAAACATAGTGGTACTAAAAGTGAACAATATCACAGAAAGGAGGTATCACTATGTTAGACTTTATAAAGCAGTATTGGCTTGAATTTGCCTTTACCTTAGTGGTCTCAACATTGTCTCTTGTTGTAAAAAGACTTTACACAAAATTTAAGCAGGAGATTGCCACTCAGAGACTACTTAAAGAGGGTATGCTTGCAATACTCCATGATAGGCTTTATCAGCTGTGTACAAGTCATATTGATAACGGCTGTATAACAGTTGATGAGCTTGAAAATTTAGAGTACCTGTACAATAGCTATCACAATCTTGGTGGTAACGGTACAGGGACATCACTGTTTGAACGTTGCAAAACCCTAAAGATTACTAACTAATAAGGAGGGATTTAATATGCAGTCAAATGACCTTATGTCATTACTTCTGTACTTAGCTTCTCAGCCTGTGTCTGGAAGTGGTGGAGGAGGTAGCGGAGGAACTTCTGTTTATATTTCAAGTTGTGTTATTACAGAAGACGGAGACCTTGTTACCACTTTATCTGACGGAACTGTTATAAATGCAGGAAAGTGTAAAGGTGATAAAGGTGATAAAGGTGAGAAAGGAGAAACAGGCTCTCAGGGTATTGCAGGTGAGAAAGGAGAAACTGGTGAAGCAGGTGCTGATGGTATTTCACCTACAATATCAGTGGTAGCCAACACAACAAGTGTGTATCAGCTCAAAATAACCAATGCAGACGGTTCTTCTTTCATAACCCCTAACCTTATAGGTGCAGGCTCTACAACTAAAAGATACTATATTTTTGAGAATGCACTATACACCAATTACACAGAAAAAATTTACACTGTTTTTAATAACACTTTGAAGTCTTTGCAGGAGTACATTGATGAGGGTAAAACTTTCTGTAATGAGTCTACCAATCATGTACTCAACTACAATACCAACGACTTTGGTTGGTCAGGAGCTGTAACTACATTTAATACTGTTTCAATGTCATTGAGTAATTCTCAGTACATACTTATAGGCTACTCTTCTAGTGCTTTAAAGACTGGTGAGTCTATAAAGCTTATTCCTGCAAACCTTGTTACAGGTTCTACAGACTTAGAAAAGGCTCATAGCATTCAGAGTGTACTTGCAAGCGGTAGTACAAGTATTCAGATTATCGACCTTAGTTATGAGTACTCAACTAATGGTGTAACAGAAGCTATTAGCTTAGAGTCAATCACTGATGGAGACTATTACTTTGTTTGGACTGCAACAAGTGATAACAGTATGCCAAAAATAAGTGATATTACAATCATGTAGGAGGTACTTGTATGAAGTCTATGTATGTAAACAATGTAGGTAATAATACTTACAAAGGCATTTTAATGTGCAAATCCAGTGAGTCCTCATCACTTACTACAAGTGAGGTCACACTTGATAGTGGTGAAATAATCAACTTAGTTGATGGAAGTGTGGTCATTGAAGTTGATACTAATGCACGTCACATTCTTTATGACGGTAAGTGGTATAAAAAACAGTAAAGGAGTTGTTTATCATGAGTGTTAAAAAAGGTATTGATGTTTCTAAGTATCAAGGTGTAATCAACTGGGCTTCTGTTAAGTCTTCTGGAAAAGTTGACTTTGCAATTCTCCGTGCTGGATTTGGTCGTGAGATAAGCCAGAAAGACTCCACCTTTGAAGCAAATTATGCAGGCTGTAAGAAGTACAATATCCCCTGTGGTGTATACTGGTACAGCTATGCCTCTTCTGAACAGGACGCTGTTAGAGAAGCAAAGACCTGTCTTGAAGTAATCAAAGGCAAGAAGTTTGAGTACCCTATCTATTTTGATGTGGAAGAGTCCTTTCAGTTCCAACTTGGTAGAGCTAAGGTAAGTGCTATCATTAAAGCTTTCCTTGACTATGTTGAGAAAGCTGGGTACTGGGTAGGTCTTTATATGTCCAAGTACTATCTTGAGACCTATGTCACTGAGGATATTCGTAAGCGTTATGCTATATGGCTTGCACAGTATTCTTCCTCTTGTACATATGGAGGTCAATATGGTATTTGGCAGTATGGTGTTGCCGGAGACAATAAATATGACACATTCAATGTGAAATCTATCAGCGGTATCAATGCTAACTGTGACTGTGACTACTGTTATGTTGACTACCCAACTCTGATTAAGAAAGCTGGTCTTAATGGTTACACTAAGACCACTACCTCTGGTTCTACTTCCAGTGGCACTATTTCTAACACTCCACAGAAAAAAGACGAATACACAGTGTATACTGTTGTCAAGGGTGACAGCCTTTGGGGTATTGCACAGAAGATTTTGAAGAATGGTTCTCGTTATCCAGAAATCAAAAATCTCAATGGTCTTACCTCTAATATTATTTACCCTGGAATGAAGCTGAAAGTCCCAAAGTACTAATTAAGTCCTGAGAGCCTTTCTAAGAGGGTTTAGTTGTTCATAGTGTAATTTTGTTACCCACTGCCTTAAAATGCCTTGTGGGACTTGCCAGCACTGTTATTTGACGTTCTAAACCCTCTTTCTGTTTTCAAAACCTAGCATAACTGTTAAAGGAGAGTTTTTATGTCCATTGATATGCTGCTTTCCAGCGGTGTTACACTTGTAATGCTCATTGGAGCTTTTTCGTTCTTTGTTTCTATTGTTGTACAGCTTACAAAGGACTTCATTCCCAAAGTCATTCCGACTAAACTGTATGTCCTCATTCTTTCCATTGTGGTGACTATGGTGGTAACACTATGCTACTTGTCCTACAAGTCTATGGAGATTAAATTTTACTTGATTATCGGAAGTTTTGCTTTGGGGTTTGTAGTCGCTTTTATTGCCATCTATGGTTGGGACGAGTTCAAAGAATTAAAAGACAGATTTATTCAGAAGAAGTGAATGCAGGAGCGAAAGCGAGTGCGATTATTCCTATGGAATAATATTCTAGTATAATTACAAGTATATTTTATATTACCCAGATAATTTCAATTAGGCACATAATTTCAATTAGGCACATAATTTCAATTAGGCACATAATTTCAATTAGGTGCGTAATTATATATTATATTACATACATTATGCCTTAGGCAGACCCAATTTAGGGTCTGCTTTTTTGTTTTGACTAAATACAAGAATTGTGCTATAATTGAGTAGTAAAAACTTTAGAAAGGTTGTGAGCATAAAGTGATTGATGTAACAATAGGCAGTCAGAAATGCCTTACAGGTCTTACACTCAATGAACGCAGAATGATAGAGCAGGAGTTGACCTTTGACAATCCTAAATATGCACAGATAATGAAATACTCTAAGTGGGGTAATACCAGAGAGCCACAGTATCTTGAGTACTTCAACTATTTTCACAAAGACGGTGAACTTGTTATGCAAGTACCTGTTGGATACAAAATTCCGGACAGTATTGAAATCAGTAGTGTTACTGATGAGAGAAACCTTGTTCAAGTACCAAATTTCCCAAAGTTTGCAATGAAACTCAGGGACACCCAAAAGGAAGCCTTGCAAAAGTACATTGAGTGCAATGAATCTCCAATCAATGTTTCTGGTAGTATTCAGCTCCCTACAGGTAAGGGAAAGACTATTTTAGGTCTTGCTATTGCAGAGCATTACAGTTGCAGGACTTTAGTCATTGTCCATAAAGTAGACCTTGTAAATGGTTGGATAAAGAATATCAAAGAAGCCTTTGACAATAAAGCTGATGTAGGAATTATTCGTGCATCTTCAAGAAAGTGTGGGAATCACTTTACTGTTGCCACTATTCAAACACTGAACAGAATGTCAAAGGACGAGCTTGAAGTGCTGTATAAGTCTTTTGGTCTTATCATTCAGGACGAAATGCACCATTGTCCTAGTTCCTCTTTTTCTCTTGCAGACAATTTTAAGTCCCGTTATCGCTTAGGTCTTACTGCAACACCTGAGAGAAGTGATGGTCTTACTCATGTCATGAATCTGTATTATGGGGACTTTTGCTTTAAGTATGGACATCAAAAAGAAGACAAAGACATTCTTTCAGTTAAGGTGCTTAAAAGAGAAGTCCCTGTTTTCTATGACCCTATAGTACGACTTGTGAAAGGTAATTACTCTTTCTCTAATCCGGACAGCTCATGTAACTTTGATACCTCTTATGTTCCTAAGTCCGGTTGTTCCAGAATTTCAAAAATCCCATACTCTAAAAGACCCCAGATTTCACATTCATTGATTGACAGAGCAGTGGTTGAGAACGAAGATACAGTAGACTTTATTTGTAAGGACATCTTGTCTGAGTATAACAAAGGACATAGTTGCATTGCGTTCTTCTCAGGAGTAAGTACTGTAGAAGTTTATGCGTTGAAACTTCACTCTTTAGGTGTTCCTGAAAGTGACATAGGTCTTTATTACGGCAATAATAAGAACTGTGATGCTGTTATTGAAAAGGCTGAGAATAAGAGAAAGTTTATTACACTTGCAACTTATTCTAAAGCTACAGAGGGTACAGATGTTAAGCAGTGGGAAGTAGGTTTCTTAGTTTCCTCAATCAATACCGGAAAGAATGTTGAGCAAGCTGTAGGAAGAATCCGCAGAGTAAAGGGAGATAGTAAGTTACCAAAAGCACTATTGTATGACTACAGATATAGTCATTGCTATCAGATTGCAAGACATGGAGAGACCAGAGACTCAAGGTACTTAATTTTGAGATTTGACTTTGATAAACCTGTTCGAAAATCTCCCATTTTCTCAAAAGGATACCGAAATTGAGACTTTGACAATCTTTTCTTTTTATGCTATACTGTTATTGTTGTAAAAACAATATCTATTCAGGAGGTAATTCTATGGCTAAGAAACCAATTTCAGTTGCTGTGAGTGACCCTAAAATCATTGAACAAATGGTGGCAGAGTACAATGAACTGAAAATCAAAGAGAAGCAGATTAAGGACAGAAAAGCTGTTCTGTCTGATGCCATTAAGACCTACTCACTTACTAATGGCACAAAAGATGACAAGGGTTCTTATTATATTGATACTGATAAGTACTCTTTCGGAGCTATGTGCAAGAAGTCAGTGGGGTTTAATACTGATAAGGCTGTAAAGTTCTTTCAGTCAAGAGGTTTTGATGACTGCATTACTTTTTCTCCACAAATTGTTGAAAGTGCTGTTGAAAAACATCTTGATGATGGTGACATCACAGTGAGTGACCTTGAGGGTATTACAAATACCTCAGTTTCCTATGCTGTTTCTGTGAAAGTTAAGGAAGAGGTCGTTGAAGTTCAGCAGACTACCTTTGCGGCTTCTAAAAAGAAGCCTGTTTTGAAGAAAAGGAAGTGATTTATAATGAGAGATTTTAATAGTCATTTCATTATGGATAGTCTTAAAGACCCCAAAGGCGTGCCAAAAGACATTAACTTTTATCTTACTTATCTTTTTGCAGTGAACCAGCAGAAAGGTCTTGAGCTTTTCACTGAGAAGAATAAGAGATATGAGGCTAGTTTCTTTAAGCAGTGTGCAGAAGACGGAGACTTGTCTTCTGTTACTGTTCGACTGTCTGACAAGGTTAATCGTTTCAAGTCTTTGGTTAAGAATCCAGACCTTGACCCTTTAGATGAGTCTATAAGAGACACTTTAGTGGATTTAGCTAACTATGCTACCATGTCTTTGGCTTATCTTGACCTTGTTGAGCAGTGTAATGATAACTCAAGAGGTGATACTGCTAATGCCAGTGAGTGAATATCGTATAGCTGAAATAAATGGTGAACCAGTAAAGCTTTATTATATTGGAGTTCTTGCACAGAAATTAAACAGAACTACTGTTGCAGTTCGTATGTGGGAGAATAAAGGTATCATTCCAAAGACTTGGTTCAGAGATAAATTTGGTAAACGTCTGTATACTTCTGAACAGATTGAAGCAATCGTTCATAGTGCAGATGTAAATAATATCATGCAGGGTAGAAGCATGGCTCTCACAAATTTTAGTGAGGACTGTCATAATGCTTTTGAAGAACTGCACAAGAAATATTTTGGAGGTAAGTAGATATGGCAACTTTGAAGAAGAAAGAATTGGATAACCCTGTTGTTGACACAGAAATTGCAGAAATCTCTGTAATCACTGAGGAAGAAAAAGATGTCTTGAGTGAAGACGGAGATAAGCATATTGCTGAGTCCTCTAAAGTCTCCTCCGCAAAAATGACAGCTGTACTTGACCTGTTGCAGGACAAGTTCAATTTGAGAGACAAAGGATTTGAGCTTATCGGTTATGCTGACAAGGGCAACAAGATTGTTGCTACTCTTGCTAACTCGGACTATGAGATTCAGTTTACAATTAAGTCTTCTGATATTCTCATGTACCTTGAAGTAAACAAAGGCAGCTATTAATTTGTGAGGTGTAAGTATGGCTACATTAAAGCGTAAGAAAGACTTGGCAAAGAAAGCAGAAGAAAACACAACCATACAGAAAAAGACAAGTGGAGAAGTTGAAACATTAAAGAGTGGTACACCACTTGACCACTCCAGTAAGCACTTTTCAAGTCCTTTACCCATTGTAGGTATGAGCAAAGGTGTTACTAAGAATATGGACAACTACGAAAGCTTGAGAGTAGATGTGTGGTTGAGTGATAGTGTGCAGACCAATGAATCAGCAGAGCAGGCTATGACACGTATTGAAGCATTTATTGATAAGGCTCTTGAAACTGCAATCTATAATACAATTGGTGAATAATCACTGAGAACAGGGTGCATTCTTTAGGGTCTGCACCTTGTTTTTGACTAAAAACGCATTTTATGATACACTTATAGTATCATAATATATCTATAGTAGAGGTGCAATAAAATGGGAATAAAGTTTAATACTGACCTTTCTGACAGCTTTAGAAAAGCTAGAGGACAGTCAACAGAGAGCAGTTCTAATACTGATTTGAAAGGCATACCAGAAAAACAAAAGAGAAGTTCCAACAAGTCTTCGGCAAGCTATTCTAGCTTTCTTATAAAGTATAAGGACTTAGAACATAGCTTTGTGAGATTCACAACTCAGGACTTAGTTTACTTCTTTCGTGAGAAGTCCAGAGAAGCTGGGGCTAAATATGTCATAGCTAATATGAAAAGAGATATGGGAATCTTTAAGAATCTGCAAGAAAACTATACTATAGCAGAAATTCTCCTTATGATAGAGTTTATCTTTTCAGGAGACCAGACCTATTTAGACATTCATAGAACTCAGCCTACTGTTTTAGCAAGTAACTGGGTAAACACTATTTATACAGATAGTCTTGATTGGGCTAATGACTGTTATACTGAAAAGAAATCAAATAAGAAGACAGAAAACCGTGAGTGGAAGAAGACGAATACTAAAAAGAAGATAGGTGAGTGGGAATGAGTAGACCTTTGAGAAAAACACTGAACAAGAAAAGTCTTAGTCTTATTGGTATCCCTAAGACGTTTATAGGCTACACAATTGAGGACTTCATTGCCAAGTCCTCTGAACTGAGAGATGTCAAAGAGTTTGTCAGGGATTACATTGATAGACTTGATTATAACTTTGATAATAACAAAGGCATTTTCTTCTGTGGCAGCAATGGTGTTGGTAAGACTATGCTTTCATGTATTATTCTGAAAGAAGCTTACAGACACAGATATTCATGCAGGAGGTCTACTTTTGTTGAGTATATTGACAAGTACACAAGAGTTTGGTCTTCTAAAAACTCTGACGAGAAAGAACTATTTGAGGATGACTTGTACACTTACTATAAAGCAGTAGAGTTTTTAGTTCTTGAAGAAATCGGAAAAGAGATAGACAGCAAAGTTGCCGCACCTATTCTTGAGGACTTACTCAGATATAGAGAAGACAATGGACTTGTCACTATTCTCTGTACCAATCTGAATACAGATACTCTTTTAGAGAGGTATGGGGAAAGCTGTATGAGCCTTTTGAAAGGGAACACTATTCCTATCACTATTCAGTGTAAGGATAAGCGTAATAGTGCCTTTAAGAAGCGTATAAGACCTTTTAGTGAGGAGTAACTATGTTTGATGATAAAGTATACACTGTTGAAGTGGACAAGTGTTCCTGCTTTTGTACAGAGTCAGGAGACCTAATGTTCTTTTCAAGTGTAGATGATTATAAGCAGTATATTTCTGATAAGCTGGGAAAAGACTTTTCAGAATGTATTAAATGCAATGAGGATTCTGGTATTTCTAAGCTGTATGAGTTGTATGACGAAATCAGTTTTTATAATGATAGGATAGATTTCTCTGAGATTAAGAGTCCTGTTTTGCATCAGAAGAAGTGTAAAGAGCTTTTAAGGCTACTACAAAAGTGTGCAGATACTCTTGAAAACTATTTTATGAGTATTGAATAATTCAAAAGTGGAGTGAGGTATTTTATGAAAGCAAATTACAAGTATGACAAGGAGCTTGGTCAGCCAATCAAAGAGAAATTGGTTCTAACCAAAGAAGAAATCAGCAAGTATCTTGAAGCTGAGTGGGAAGAAAAGAGAGATGAAGTGTATTCCGAAGTTAAGAATGACGTAGCCAATCAGATTTTATCTGTATTTTTTACAGTTCTACACAATGACTTTGGTTTTGGTAAGAAGAGACTCCTGAAATTAAAGGACAATGTTGAAGCTCAGTTTCTTTTAATGACAGTCGGTATTTTTGGCAACCCATATACACCTGTTGACTGCCTTAATTATTTAAAGAAAGAGTTTGGTATAGACCTAGACAAGGAGGAGTTGTTCAAGTAAATGCTGCATGGAGATTTATCTAACTTTGTCCGAGCTTCTTTCGGGTTTATGTGTGAAGATTTCCTTATCAAATATAAGGATAACACCTTTTCAGATAAACTCATGAATGCTATCTTTGGGAAGACTAAAAGGGCTGAAATAGACCCATTAGTAGCAAGTTCAATGGAGTATACTTATCGACAGACAGAGTACAATGTGGACTTGATTATAAGACAAGATTCCTATAATGCTGGTTTGAAGAATCTAATTAGGGATTTGCCTTTTTGTCGCATTGTGTTGTATAATAAATATAGTCAGATAACCTCAAGACTTCTCACAGGCGATTTAACTTATGTAGTTGATGACCTTGAGAGCCGGAGAGGTCTTCTGAATAATTCTCATGTTATTACACTGTCTGAGTTTAATAGCATGATACGAAGTGGAGGAATTAGACATGAAGTTTGACGTTGAGCTAGGCTTTATATCTAAGCTCTTACAGACCAAGGACATACTGACCGTAAAAGACAGTCACATTAAATCAGAGTTTTTTACTGGAGATAATAGAGCTGCTTTTGATTACATCTATGAGAGTGTCATGGAGACGGGAGAAGTACCTAGTGTAAGAGCATTCAGACAACAGTTCCCTAGATACACTTTAGAAAAAGTCACTGATGAAAGTGGTAAGTCCATTGTCGGCACAGAAGAAAACCTTAGATTCTGGTGTAGTGAACTCAAAAAGAAAGTTCGGCACAACTTTATTGCCGACACTGTAGAAAAAGCAGTAACAAAGTTACAGGACTATGAGTCAGAAGATGCTTATAATTTAATAAAAAAGTCCATAGCCTACATTGAGTCTGAGGTCACTGATACAACAGATGTTGATATTACTAAGGACACTGAGAGCAGAAAAGAAGCTTACCTTGAAAAGAAGAAGAACAAAGGTATGCAAGGTCTTCCTACAGGTTTTTCTAAGTTAGACTATATCACTAAAGGTCTTAAAAACAGCACTCTCACTACAGTGATTGCTAACACCGGTGTTGGTAAGACATGGTTAGAGATAATCATGGGGTCATATCTACAGCTTCAAAATTATAGAGTTCTACAGTGTGTTACTGAAATGTCTGAGGACATCATGAGGGACAGATATGAAGCTATGCTGTTCTCTATGTGTTACGGCGAGCCATTTAATTATAATGCTTTCAAATCCGGAGCGTTAGATTTAAAGACTGAAAAGCTGTTCTTTGAGTTTCTGGAAAATGACCTGCCTAACTTTGAACCCTTATACATAACCACTGCAACAGGAGTTATGGGTTTGTCAGCAGATATTGATAAATATAACCCAGATGTTATTTTTATTGACTCTGCTTACCTTATGGAAGATGACCAAGGTGCTAAAGATGACTGGTTACGTGTTGCACACATTACAAGAGATTTGAAGAAACTTGCTAAGAGGTGTAAGAAGCCTATTCTTATTAACACTCAGGCTGACAAAAATACCAGTAAGAAAACTGGCCCTGAGTTAGGTTCTATCATGTATACACAAGCTATTGGTCAAGATAGTGATGATGTATGGGCGTTATTCAGAGATGAAGTTATGCTTAATGATAGAGAAATGGCTCTTAAAGTCCTTAAACAGCGTGAAGGTATTCTGGGGAAGATTCTTCTTAACTGGAACTTTGATGTTATGGACTTTAGTGAGATATATGCAGATACGAATGAGCAAGAAGACTTTGAGTCGGAGGACGATTCTACTGAAACTCATTCAACTAAGGACAATACTATTGACATTACTAAAGACTAAGTGAGGAGAGTAGTCATGTTTGAAATCAGATTGGAAGATAGTCATTTTATTCTTGCTGTTGACAGTGAAGACAGATTTGTTGTAACCGGAGATGTTGAAGACGGTTACACGGTATTCGACAGTGAGTACAACCCACTGTACCACAGCCACAACTTTGAGGCTTGTATAGTGTGGTGCTTGAATAACTAGGAGGTTAATATGTATGGGTAAGAAGAAACAACAGATAACAACACAGTCTTTGGAGTCAGCTTTACTTGATGAGTATATACGTTGGAAACAGATATTTAATGAGGGGTGTAGTGACCCATCTTGGGAAGACGGGGTGAATATCAATCTCACCAGAAATCATATTCTGTATACCAAGGGAGAAATACAGAGACACTTAAAGGACAACTTTATTGCTTATCCTGACTGCTTTTTCTACCCTCTCCCTGTTGAACTGCCTAATGATTTTATGGCTGTAGACAGAAAACTTGTTTGCAGAGGAGAGCATTTGACAGCTAACAAGTCAATGTGTTATAGTGAAGTTGTGAGATTTGATTGGAAAGAAGTGATGTAAATGTCTAAAATACTTAATGACGCTTACTACACACCAAAGGAACTTGCTTATAGGTTGTGTAGTAAGACATTAGAAGTTATTGGTGAAGATAAAATCTATGATGTTATTGAGCCAAGTGCAGGTACAGGAAGTTTTTCAGACTTTTTTGAACAGTGTGAATCTTATGACATAGAACCAAAAAGGGACTACATCATAAAGGCAGATTTCTTAAAACTAAACCTTGAATACATGAGAGGTAGACTGTTTATAGGAAACCCACCGTTTGGTGATAGTAATTGGCTCGCAATTAAGTTTTATAATAAGTGCTGTGAGTTAGGTGATTTTATAGCTTTTATACTTCCTATAAGCCAACTGGACAACCCTATAAGTCTTTATAAATTTGACCTGATATATTCAGAAGATTTAGGAGTAGTAGAGTACTCTGGAATACCTCTTCATTGTTGTTTTAATATTTATAAAAGACCTGATAGTGGTGTGTGCAACAGTAAACCTGATTTTACATTAAAGGACGTTACTATCATAGAGCATAGACGTATTAAAAGTGATTATCATACAGGAAAGAATAAATCTGTTCCAAGTAATTTTGACTATGCTATGTGTAATTGGGGAAGCGGTTCATTAGGTAAAGTTCCTAAATATTTAGGTGAATATGCACAGGAAGTGTATTTCTATTGTCACAATAAAAAATACTTAAATGCCATGTTGGATTTGTTACAGTTTGATAAGATTAGAGGATTTTCACAGTCAATATCCTCTAAGAAAATTTCTGTTATGAGGCTTTATAAATATTTAAAAGATAATATACCCGGTATTCAATAGAATTTAGGAGGTTAAATTAAATGAAGTTAGTAGCTAAATCCAGTAAGGATATAGTGCTTAAAAATTCTGATGGAATTGAATTACTCAAAAGTCTGTCAGAAAATTCGGTTGACTTAATTGTAACCGACCCACCTTATAAAACAACCCCAAAAGGTTGTGCAGGTACAAGTGGCGGAATGATGCAAACTGAAATTTGCAAGAAAGGTCAGATGTTTAAATACAATGACCTCGTACCAAAGGACTATGCTAAATGTATGTATAGAGTTCTTAAAGACGGTAGTCACTGTTATGTCATGACTAATCATGTAAATTTACAGGATACACTTAACTCTTTCACAGAAGTAGGTTTTCATTTTGTTAAGTCCCTTGTGTGGGATAAAGGAAATAAAATAATGGGAACGTATTATATGTCTCAGTTTGAGTACATACTGTTTTTCAGAAAAGGTAAAGGTGTTAAAATAAACGATTGCGGAACAAGTGACATTCTTAGAGTTCCTAATAAAAAACCTAAAGATAAAAAAGGTAAAGTTTTACACGTAACTGCAAAACCACCAGAGCTTATGGAGATACTCATTAAAAATTCTTCTAAAGAGGGACAGCTTGTTGTTGACCCATTTGCAGGATTGTTTTCTGTAGGGTTAGCGTGTAAGAAACTTAAAAGAAAGTTTATTGGTTCTGAAATAGACAAGCAGTATTTTGAGATAGGTTTGGACTTACTCAATAATAAAGAGATAGAGGATATGAGTGCATATGGGTGTTTTCACAAAGGAGCAGATTGAGGATTTATTAGTCAATGTTTTAGATACTCCTAAAATGAATGACTGGAAAGGCAACAAGATACAGTTTTGTTGTACAATACACGGCGAGAGAAATCCGTCATGCGGTATAGACCTTGACTATTGTCCCCCAGATGAGCCTGAGTTACATGGTCAAGTGTTTAACTGCTTTTCTTGTGGTGCTAGTGGTACAATATCATGGCTTGTTTATAAGTCCTTACCTGACAGATTTAAGTCAGTAGCACAAGCAGAGAAGTTCTTGAGAAACAGATATGGGGTTACAACCAGATTCATGAATAGTGATTCTGGTGTCAATCTCCATAGATACGAGGATAAATATATTGATATAGACCGAGTTGTTGACAGCAGAGAGGTAAAGCCTTTGTCAACCATAGCACCTTTTAAGAGTGGCAAAGAGACATATCAATACTTCTTTGATAGAGGTTTCGATAAAGAAGACATGAAGAAATTCATGATAGGCAGAGACTTGAAAGAAGAAACTGTCACTATTCCTATCTTCTGGGAAGACAAAAAGCTTGCAGGTGTTATTGGGAGATATATAGACCCTGATAGACCTAAGAACAGCAGATTCAAGATATACGACTTTAAGAGGAGTAGTCTTATCTATCCATTAGATAAAGTGGAGACTATAGACAACACTCTTATACTGGTAGAATCCTGTTTAGATGTCATTATGCTTAACAAGTGGGGATTCCCGAATGCTATTGCTACAATGACAAATAAAGTAAGCAGAGAACAAGCAGAGCAGATAAAGGAAAGATGCAACAAGCTTATTGTACTGTGTGACCTTGATGAAAGAGGTGCAAAGCTGTTAGAGACAGCAGAGAAGTATCTTAAAAAGGACGTACAGATTTATTTGCCGACATATACCCCTGAAAAAGGTAAAGACCCTTGTGAGTGGGGAGAATTAGAAACAGTTAAAGTAGTAGACTCTGCAAAGTATATGGGAGTTAGTAAGCTCCCCAGACTTTAAGGTCATAAACAACTATGGTTGTTTGACATAAATTTATAGCTGTGCTATAATGTAACCATGCCATTAAATAGAATTTAATGAGTACTTTAAGGAGGTCAAAGAGATGGCATTATTCAAGAAAGGCTATGAAGCCGCAAGACAGGAAAAGAAGAGACAGGAAGAAGTTCGTGAGCAGATGGGGAAAAGATTGTTTCGTTTTTTCCTCTCTGGAGATGGGGCAGAAGCAAAAGTGAGATTTCTCACAGAAGAACCCATCAACTTCAACGAACACACTGTTAAGGTGTATAAGGGAGGTAAAGAGAGATATGATACTTTCCTCTGCACTGGTGACGAAGCGTGTCCTTATTGTGCCGAAGAAAACAAAGCGTCTTTTAAGGGTGCATTTTTGATTTGGGATTACACTGAGTTTGAAGTTAAAGACAGTAACGGCAATAAGAAGAAAGTCAATGGTTCTTTGAAGCTGTATGTAGCAGGCACAAGAGTGCTGTCACAGCTTGACCGTCTTTCCAACAGATATGGTCTGACTGAAAGAGATTATTATATCTCCCGTACTGGAACTGGCACAGACACTTCCTATATGATTGAGAGAACTGATGACGTTGTTCCACTCACAAAGGCAAAAATCACAAATATGCTTCCTGAAAAGCTGAGAGATTCCTTTGATGGTTCTCCTGATTCCCTTTACAGCATTGTGGAGGAACAGCTTAAAATGTATCTCCCCAACTATTCTGCTGATGAAGATGATGACGAGGAATCTTCTCATAAGTCTTCCAGAGAAGAGTATTCTGGTAGAAAGAATCTTGTCAGCTATGATGATGACAGTGAAGACAATGATGGTGAAGAAGATGACTATGAACCACCAAAGAGAAAGACTATTTCCACCAAAAGCGGTAAGTCCAGCATAAAGAGTGTATTCAGAAAGAAATGAAGTGATGCCAATACAGGGTATGACTATGACCCTGATGACATACCATTTTAGTTTTAGGAGGTGATACTTATGCTAAATAAAAAGCAGTTTATAGACAAGGTTGCAGAGAAGCTGTACATTTCTAGAAAAGATGCTGTACAGGTTGTTGATGCAGTTCTTGAAGCATTCACAGAAGCTTGTGTTAATGATGGTGGTGTTCAGTTTACTGGTGTCGTTTCTGTTGCAAAGAAACTCCGTAAGGGGCGTACTTGCAAGAATCCTGCTACTGGTGATACCATTCAGACAGAAGACAGCTACACACTGTCTATTAAAACAGGTAAGTCTCTGAAAGAGAAACTGAACGGTTAATCTCCTGTATTTTAGGGTTTTGACTGAAATATGAAAGCGTGTTATAATATACTTATAGCACGCTTTTATTATTTTAAAGAGTGTAAATAAGGAGTGATTACATTGAAACAACCGCCTGTTATACGAAAGTACGTCATAGTGGATAGTTTGAAGAAGCTTAGAAAGCTTGCCAACACAATGAGGGACATTGAAGAGTTTGCGTTCGACACTGAAACAAACACTCTCCGAGTTGTCGGTGATAATGATGATTTTCTCTGTGTAGGTATCTCAATATCTTGGGGCTTCTACAACAACTATTATATTCCACTACATCACAGAAGACACGAGGACTACAAGAGAAATATTCCAGAGTCTATGGTCAGAAAGCACTTGAAGAAAATCTTTGAAAGAGAAGACGTGCGAATCATAGGTCATAACTTAAAGTTTGATATGCACGTTTTAGCGAGACTAGGTATAATCATAAAGACCAAAGACCTGTTTGATTGCATGGTAGCCAGCTGGCTATGTGATGAGAACACACCAAACGGATTAAAAGAAAATACTTCTGAAATCTGGGGCTTTTCTCAGACCCACTTTAAGGAAGTAACAGACTTTGTTCCGAAAGAAGTCAAGAAAGAGTTCGGGTATAAGTCCCAGCAGAAAGTCACCTTTGATTTAGTTCTTATTGACCAAGGAGCACCTTATGCCCTGAATGATGCCTTTTATACATGGTTCAATTATCTCTTTTGGCTTGACAAGCTTGAAGAAGAAAAGATGGACAAAATCTATTACAGATACCATGTAAAGTTCTTGAGAACTCTTTTCCGAATGGAGGAACGTGGCGTTACAGTTGATATGAAAAGACTGAACGAAATGAAGACAGAGATTGAGGAAGACATTGAAAATCTTATGTACCAGATGCAAGACATTGCTGGTGTAGAATTTAATGCCAACAGCACACAACATCTTGCAGAACTTCTATTTGGATATGTGCCTGAAAAGAAGTTAGAGAAAGACCCTGATTATTCCTCTATTCTTATTGAGAACTCTTTTGGTCTTAGAGCTATCAGTAAGACAAATAGCGGTGCTCCACAAGTAAATGCAAGCACTTTATTGAAGTTGTCTAAGATGAATTATAAAGGCAAGAGAAAGAAACAGGGAGTAGAGTTCTGTAAGATTCTTCTTGAATATAAGAAACTAGCAAAATTAAAGAGTGCCTTTATTGACGGAATGCTTGAACAGCTGTATGCTGACGGTAAAGCACACCCTAACTTCAATATCATTGGTACTGATAGTGGTCGTATTTCCTGTAGTAACCCAAATCTACAACAACTTCCAAAAGCCGGAGAAGAAGACAAGTATCAGATAAGAAGCTTGTTTATTGGCAGTGAGTATCTTGAAGATGAAGATGGTAACTATGTGTGTGAGCTTAAAGATGCTACAGATTTGGACTTTGCACACTGTACAGTTAAACGTAAGAAAATAGTAGCTGGAGACTTCTCAAACCTTGAAATGAGAGTTTTAGCACATTTTTCAGAAGACAAAAACTTGCTTGAAATGTTTGCAAATGACAGTGATACACATGGTTCTACTGCTGTCAATATGTTTGAGCTTGACTGCAAACCAGAGGAAGTAAAGAAGAAGTATCCTCATCTTAGACAAGCGGCTAAAGTTATTAACTTCTTGCTTATGTATGGTGGTGGAGCAAACACACTTTATGATAACCTAAAAAATGACCCGTGGAGTCCTATTGATTTAGGTGACAAGTCTTATACTGACTTGTACGGTGTAAAGTCCGGTGTAGAAGTAGCACAAATTTATATAGATAAGTACTTTAACACTTATTCAGGGGTTGATGAGTTCATTAAGCAACAAAAGAGATTTGCACATAAGTATGGTTATGTGTACACTCTTTTGAGACGTAAGAGAAGACTTCCGGATATTCGTAGCAGAGATTTCAAACAGGTTGCCTATTGTGAGAGACTTTCTGTAAATTCTGCCGTACAAGGAAGTGCTGCTGATATTACAGGCTCTGCACAGAATCTTGTAGATGCTGACCCGTGGTATGAAGAACATGGTGTTCTTATGATGATTCAGATTCATGACGAACTGGTGTTTGAATGCCCTGAACCTTATGTTGAGGAGTGCATCAGAAGAACAAAATCCTACATGGAACACCCATTCGGGTCTAAAGTTGAACTCAATCTGAAAATGAGAGCAGATTTTGACTTCGGCGACTCGTACCAACAAGCGAAATGACTTTCACTAAGGAGCAGAATTAATTATGCAAAATCCCTTGACAAACGCTAAATAAGGAGGATAAATTCATGAAAGTTATTGCAAAAGCAAGACAGATGGGAAAGACAACACAGCTGCTGTATACCAGTGCTACAGTAGGTATGCCAATTGTGGTTTCCAACAGGCAGAGAGTTGAGGCTCTCAAGGCAGAAGCTTCAAAAATGGGATTGGAGATTCCGACCCCTATGACATTCACTGAGTTCACTCAGCAGAAAGGTCATTTCCCTAAAGGGCAGGGAATCCTGATTGATGAATCTCAGGAAATTCTGAGTATGCTTGTAAGTCAGTGTGATTGCACTTTGAAAGCTATTACGGTAACAACAGACTGACAGTTTGACAAAGCTATAGGAATGTGTTATACTGTAACTAGTATAGCACACTTTTCTATGAAAAATGAATTTATTGGAGGTATACAATGAGTATAGCTAAAACTACTATCACCATTATGGCTGATGACCGTCTTATGGACAGAGTTCAGACTCATGCCAAAAAGAATGGTGAGAATCTGACTGAGTTCTATACCAGAGCTATCATCAATCAGCTTGAGAATGATGGTGACTTTGAAGTAAGAGACATGATTATAGGAGGAAATGAAAATGCCGAGAATCACTAACAAGAAGCCAGCACAGAAGACAACCCCTAAGGAGACTAATACTCCTGTTACAAAGAAGAAACAGCTTTCTCCAGAGGTGATGAAAGTCATTAACGAACTGAATAAAAAGTTCGGTGATAACACTATCCGTGTGGGAATCTCTGAATCCAGAAAAGTGATTAAGAGAATCCCTACAGGTAGCTTGTCTCTTGACATTGCTCTTGGTGGTGGTATTCCTGAGGGTCGTTTCATTGAAATCTCAGGTAATGAGAGTTCTTCAAAGACAACTCAGACTTGCCACATTATCCGAGAAGCACAGAAGCTGGGATATGTAGTAGCTTTCTTTGATGTAGAGGGAACATCTGATATGCAGTATTTTAAGAGTCTTGGAGTAGACACAGACTGTCTTATTTATTCCAGACCTGACAGCATGGAAGAAGCTACAGAAGCTATGTTGCAGTTACAGCGTAGCGGAGAAGTGACATTAGGTGTTATTGACAGTATTGCATCTATGACACCCAACAAAGAAGCTGAAAGTAGAATGGATGAAACAGTCCGTATGGGTATCCCTCAGCAGCTACTCTCTGAGTTTTTTCGTAAGTGGCAGTCAAATAACAACAGACTTGACCGAGAGGGTAAGACACTGTTCACTTTGATTGGCATTAACCAGTTGCGTGAAAAGATTGGTGCTTATGGAGACCCTGAGTATACTCCGGGAGGAAACGCAAAGAAGTACTTTAGTTCTGTAAATATCCGTCTTAGAAGAGGGGACTGGATTACTGAGGGAAAGGGCGACAATAAAGAAGTCGTAGGTCAAGTTGTTAAGTTTAAGATTGAAAAGAACAAGACCTATAAGAGAATGCAGACAGGAGAGTTTGATTTCTATTTTGCAGACAACAATGCAGGAGTGAAAGCACTCTATAATGACAATTTCAAAGAAGTTGTTATGCTTGCTGTAGAATGGGGAGTAGTAGAAAGACGTGGTGCTTGGTTCTATTACAAAGACTCAAAGTACCAAGGTCTTGATTCCCTTATCAATGACCTGAAAGACCATCCGGACAAAGTTGACGACATCAAAAAACAAGTTATTGACCTTGCAATTAAAGTGAGGTAATAGACTGTGGAGACCAGAGAAGAAATCTTAAAGCGTAGCTTTTCAGAGCCTTTTATTCAGAAGATGAAAAATGCTATTGAAACATCTCATTATAAGTATGGTTTTGCATCTCTCACTTATCCAGAACTGGCTCAAGCCTACAAATGTATCAAACAGAGACTTGAACTCTATGAGGATACCCATAATACAGAGTACCTTGTAGATGTAGCGAATTTTGCAATGCTGGAATTTATGTTTCCAGCATTCAAAGATTCAAAGTATACTCCTACAGATAGTGATAAATCGCCAGGACTTGCTGACGGCATTTCCTATAAAGAATTAATGGAGATTGCAGATGAAGTTTAGTAGAGGTTATAAAGAAGTCAGAGAACGTGTTTCAAAAGGTTCTAAATTCACTATGTCCTGCTATAACTGTGAGTACTATTATCAAGACTACAGTGACAGGGAGGAAGTGTGTCAGAATCCAAATGTTCTCAAGTATGATATGGTGATAACAGCCACAAATATTTACTGTAATCACTGGAAGATGAATAAACGAAAGGGTTCTACAACCTTTAAGAAAGGTGTTGAGTTGAATGGATATTCGAAAAAGAAAATCAAAAGACCAAGAAAGTAGGGTTGCAAAAGAACTCTCTGGAAGAGTCACACCTGCTAGTGGTGCTATGTGGGGAGCTAAAGCTGATGTGAGAAATGACCTGTTCCTTGTGGAGTGCAAGACCACAGAAAAGATTTCATATAGACTCACATTTAATGTGTGGCACAAGATATACAAAGAAGCTATAAAAGACGGTCTTAGAACTCCTGTCATGAGTATTGACACTCAGAATGGTAAGCACAAGTATGCAGTAATATGTACCAAAGACCTTAGTTTTGGCGAGCTTGACCATTTAGTTGTTGAGAAGAGTACCCCTATTAAGGACAACTCTTCTTATCTTATAAAAATCTCAGACTCGGACAGATTCTATTTAAGTTCCCCAAAAGGTCTATGCTATGACTTGTCTTTAATTCCATGGAGTACTTTTTTAGAGGAGGTTGTGCCTTTCTATGAAAAGAGTTAAAGACATTATGGATAGCGACTCATTTTTCCGACTTGTAAAGAATATGTTTGTGGGAGTACTCACTATTTTGTATGTCAGTGCATTTGTAGCACCTGTACTGGCAGTCATTTGTCTTCCTTTTCTGTTTGTTGGGCTTTATGTAAAAGCTTTTTTAGCACTATTCACAGTGTTTATTGTGGCTTTTACTTTTTGTTTAATATGTGTTATAATAGACACTGTAGAGATAACCCCTAGAAAGGAGTAATAATTTTGGGATTAAACAGTATTTTTTCCTCTATGAAAAGAGAGGGGTATGTTATCAAGCCTCTTGATATGTACCTACTAAGTATCAGTGCAAAGGACAGCGACAGAGCTATTAATGTAAATGCTCCGTCTTCTGTAGGTCAGTGTTTAAGAGCTAGATACTATTCCCGTACTGGTTCTCCTTGTGACCCCTACTCTGTAGATGCACGGACAAGACGTATTTTTGACAATGGGACTAGAGTTCATGAGAGACTGCAAGAATACATGAAGAAAGCTGGATTTCTCTTAATGGATGAAGTACCAATCATTGACGATGAGTACAACATTCAGGGACACACAGACGGTATTCTTAAACTCAGCCCAACAGAGCTGGGTGTTCTTGAAATCAAGTCTATCAATTCTCGGAACTTCTCAGAGCTTAAAGCTGAAAAGCCTGAACACAAAAGACAGGGACTTATTTATATGTACTGTCTTGAAAAGAGGAGAAACTATCTCAAAGAGAAGTATGCTACGGAGGAAGACTTTAAGAAGTCTGTCTTAGTCCGGACAGCTTATTATCGAAAGAGATATAGCTATCTGAAAGATGGTAACAGGTTTACACGTCAGGAGAAGATTAACTTTCAAGTTCACCTTGCAATGCAGTGTGATAGTCTTTTATATCACTGTGATACACCTATCACTAAGGTCATTTTCCTTTATGAGAGTAAAGACACTCAAGACTTAAAGGAGTTCTGTGTAACTTCTACAAGTCCCGATGCAAAGAAAACTCTTGAGGATATGATTGCTGAGTTTACAGTACTCAATAGAGATATTGAGGAGGGTGTTGTTCCTAAAAGGGAGGGGACAAATAAGAACTGTCAGACCTGTCGTTGGTGTAGCTATAAAATAGAATGTTGGAATTGAGGTGTAGTGAATGAAGCCTATAAAGAGCAAAGAAAAGCTGAATCCTAAGGAGCTACATAAGCTCTATCTGAATCACCTTGAAGAAGAACTCGAAGATAAGGGTGTAGTATTCTTTGAAGCAGACAGAAATCTGAATATTGATGAGGACTTTTTAGTTCTGCCAGCACAGATTACAGAGGTCACTTCAAGAGAACTTGGAGAATATCTTAATGCTTTCACTCAACAGAAACTATATTTAAGAACCCTTTTAGGGCGTGTTGATATAGAGCTTGAAAACGCTAAGAGGACTTATATTGCATCCAGCGAGAGCATTTATAAAGTACTTTCAAATGGCAAGCTTTCAGAGACTGCAAAGGAAAGAATTATAAATGCTAATGAAGAAGTTAAGCCACATTACTATGAGTATATGGATTGGGTGAAAAGACGTGATTTACTTCTCTATAGTGTGGCAAACATCGAAGATGCCATTTTCCTTTTGAGTCGTGAGGTTTCCAGAAGAACAGCTGACTTTGATGACGAAAACCGAAACTATAATGTAGGTAAGAAGTAATGACTGAGCATATGCCTGTGTTTAATAGTGAAGAGGAGTTCAATGCTTATTTTTGCAGAGAACACCAAAGCTATTGAACCATATCGAAATAAAGAGGGAGTACTCTCCATTAAAACCAAAATGAATTTGAGGATATGATGAGTAACTCGGATTTGAGCTTACACAAGACCATAGCCGATTTACTATAAAGCTGTAATAAAGGAGTAAATATCATGAGCAATTTATTTTCAAGAGGGTTTGATAAGAAGCCAAGTTATTTTAAGCAGTCAGAGGGGAGCAGTATGCTTGCTTCTTGTATCCCAGAGGACACCACTCCTGTTCCTGTTGTTCCGGACAAAATCACACTTGATGCACAACAGGAGCTTATTGTAAACAGCACTGAGAAGAACATTGTAGTAGTTGCAGGTGCTGGAAGTGGTAAGACCAGAGTTCTTACAGAGCGAATCAGACATCTTATTGAGGACTTAAATGTTCCTCCGTGTAACATTGTTTCCATCACTTTCACCAATGCGGCTGCCGAAGAAATGAAGATTCGTTTGAGTGACATCAGTACTATTGGTGATGCCTTTATTGGTACTATTCACTCTTTCGCAAATCGCATTATGAAAGAATCTGGAGAGAACTATACACTCTTTACAGATGAGCTTGATACTCAGCTTCACAGGGAGCTTATCAATAAGTATTGTGAGCATTTGACCATTGAGAGGTATCTTGCATATAAAGACTTAAAGTCTGAGGTAGAAATGGGTAAAGCAGACGAGAAAGTCCTTATGGACTTCTTTACTCCATCTGAAAACAGTGACTTCTCTATGCTTCACTATTCTTGTAGACAGGTATATGAAGACCTTGAGAGAGGTACTCATCTTACTTTTGGGGAAAGCATCAAGACCCTCTGTAAAAAGAGGAACATTATTACTTTTGATGAGCTTCTTGTTAAGGCTAAAGATTACTTTGAGAAGATTCAGGCAAAGATTGAGTATGTGTTTGTTGATGAGTTTCAAGACGTTGGGACACTTGAATACACCTTTATCAAATCCCTGAATGCGGATAACTATTTCTTTGTTGGGGATGACTTTCAGAGTATCTATGGGTTCAAAGGAGGTAATGTCCGTATCTTTAAGTCTCTGGTGTCTGATATTGACTATCATGCATACTATTTGACTAACAATTATAGAAATGGAACTAGCATTCTCAATCTGGCTAGTTATGTCATTGGTCAAGTTGATAACAAGATTGAGAAGACCATTACTCCCATTTCTTCTGAAAGTGGTAATGTTGTGATTCAGACTAAGAGAAACATTAGTGGAGTACTATACTCTTTGAAGAATAAGAAAGATTACAGAGACTGGTTTATCCTTGTAAGAACAAATAAAGAGCTGTTTGAAATGGCCGATAGATGCCAGCAGTTAAGTATCCCTTATACTTCCTTTAAGCGTGAGGGAATGTCTTATACTGAGCTTAATAAACGGCTTGCATTAAACTGTGTTAAGATTCTTACAGTCCATACTTCTAAGGGTCTTGAAGCAGATAATGTTATTCTGTATGGTAATTTCCCTTTGAATGTCCCTTACTATCGTAAGAATGACGATGAAAGAAAGGTGATGTATGTAGGAATTACAAGAGCCAGAAAGAATCTTATCATTTTGAATTAAGGAGGTCATATCATATGATTTTAAGTGACAGAGAACTATCAATCATGCTTGGTGCTGACAAACCACTTGTATATCCACTTGCTCCAAATGGTTTACAGCCTGCAAGCATAGATGTAAGAATGGGTAAAACTTTCTTGAAACCCGTAAGTGAAGACGGTGAATTAAATCAGTTTGACAAGAAAGTCAAGTACAGAGAATACTCTGGTGAAGTAGTTATACATCCACATGAGTTTCTTCTGGCTACCACTATTGAAACAATAAATCTTCCCAATAACCTGACTGCCTTTGTAGAGGGACGTTCCTCTATAGGTAGAATGGGACTGTTCATCCAGAATGCTGGTTGGGTAGACCCTGGATTTTGTGGTAAAATCACACTTGAACTATTTAATGCCAGTGATGTACCAATTCTTCTGAAAGAGGGTACTCGTATAGGTCAGTTAGTGTTCTGTAGTATGACTATGCCATGCAGATTCCCATACAAAGGCAAGTACCAATATCAGTCCGACACCACAGGCTCAAGAATCAACTTTGACCCCGAAGTATACAAAGGAGGTAACAGTAGTGAAGCTGATTGAACCTTTTGTTAAGGTAGTCCCTTATGAAGACCCTTTCATTCATATTGAAAGAATAGGGAGAACCTGTTATAAGTCTTTGAGTGACTTTACACATGAGACAGGTGTTAAGTTCTTCAATACCCTTGTAAAGAGTAAACACTACTCTGTATTGGAACACGCCACTTTCCTGTTTCTTCTTGACCCAAAAAATCCTTTGGGACAGTACAATCTTGAGCTTATTTGTAGCAATAAATACCTTGAATGGACAAGAGTGTATGCACCACATGACCCCTATGGTAGAGTTATTCTGTCAGGAAATCTGAGAGCCATTAAAGAAAGTGGGCTTTACATTTTAATGACCCCACTTCTCAAGAAGTACCCAGAACTCAGTACTTATTTCGGCTATTCCCTTGGTTCTCAAGACTATTCCACTGAACCTTTCAGACTCATTACAAGGAAAGAATTTTTCGCTTTGAAACCAAATCAATATGAATTACAGCGGCACTTGTACACCTCTATTGCATTTGTAACAGACAGAGGGGTATCACATGAGCTTGTTCGTCACCGTCCTGCAAGCTTTGCACAGGAGAGTACACGCTATTGCAACTACTCAAAAGACCGATTCGGTAATGAACTTGAGTTCACAAGACCTGCAAACTATAACTCTTGGACAGAAGAAGATAGAGCTACTTATTTAGCGGCTCTTAAAAATGCAGAGATGACTTATTTATACCTCACTGCACATGGAATGAGTCCTCAAGATGCAAGAGGTGTACTTCCTACAGATGTAAGAACCAGAATTGTAATGACTGCAAATCATGCGGAGTGGTTACACTTCTTTGACTTGCGTTCCAGAGGTACTACTGGTCAGCCTCACCCCAATATGAAAAAAGTAGCAGACATGGCTTTGAAAGAATATGAGAAATACAACGAAGTATAAATTATACTATTGATTTTTCTTGTAGGATGATGTATAATAGTTATGGGTCATGAAAAGACTCATAACTATTTTTATTTTATAAAGGAGCATTAAAGATGAAGCTAAAGAAGAAACCAGAAGTTGAACTTACCCCTGAGGAGGTAAAAGAGCAAAATCGAAAGAGAGGTAAAAGAAGCAGAACAAAAGGTGCTAACTTTGAGAGAACTATAGCAAAGAAATTCAAAGAGTTCTTTGGGATTGACTTTGTTAGAACTCCTCAGAGTGGTGGATTTGCAAAGAAGTCTGTTAAAGCAGACAACTTTAGAGGTGACATTGTTTCTGCTGATGCTGACTGGGAACTGAACTTACATATTGAGTGTAAGAATGCACAGTCTTGGTCTTTACCAGCTTGGCTTAGACAAGCAGAAAGTGACTGTCCACCTGATAAGAAACCTATGGTTGTTATGCACAAGCCTAACAGTTCTCAGGACTATGTAGTTTTGAAGCTTGAAGACTTTCTATCCTGTGTGGATAAGAAAGAAGTCCTGTTGTGTTTGAAGACATTTAATGCAGGAGAGTGAAATACATTATGATAAAGGTTACTATAATTATTCTTGCAGTTATAGTAACGGTTTTCCTCCTAATTTATCTATTCCCTGTTGTGAAAGTCGAGGGTGATTCTATGCTCCCGACTTTCCGAGAGGGAAAAATTTTAGTGTGCAGAAGACTGTTCAATAAGGAACACTGTAAGAAAGATAAAATTTATGTAGTACATCTCAGAAATGAATCTGATGGTAGTCCTTATTACATTATAAAGAGACTGTACAGGACTTATCAGTTTAACGATAAGACTATGTATGATTTTCGAGGTGATAATAAACCAGTGAGCTATGACAGTAGACAGCATGGTCTTTTTAAGAAAGATGCAGTGATAGCACAAGTACTGGGTAACTACAAAAACAAATATGAGAATGACTAAGAAAGGAGAATAAAATGACTTCCAAAAGAAAAGTAATTAAGGTTTCCTCTAAATCTCCAGTACCTCAACTGTCCGGCAGTATTGTTGTCAGCATTGAGGAGGGTAATGATGTTGAAGTACGTGCTGTAGGTGCAAGTGCTGTAAACCAGATGTACAAAGCAATTGCAAGTGCAAGAGGAATACTTGCCACTAAGGGTAAAGACCTATATATTAAACCTGGATTTGATGAAATCAAAGAAGCAGATGAGGAGCGTACTGTAATGGTAGCTCATCTTATTGTTGACTAAAGGGGAGTTTAACTATGGCAGCAGGAAAAGTATATGTTACAAAGAGGGCTTCTTTTGAAGCGGCTCATCATTTGAACAACTATGACGGCCCTTGTTCCAGAGTACATGGTCATAGCTATAAGCTTGAAGTGACCTTTGTAGGTTATTTAGACATTGATGCCACAGAGCCAGATTTTGCTACGGATGCTATGGTGTGTGACTTCAAAGTCATGAAAAGTATGATTAAAAAGGTCATTGATAAGTATGACCATCAAGACTTAAACCTCTTTTTTGACCAGCCCACTGCGGAAATCATGTGCATGACTATTTTCTATGAACTGAGGAATCAGATTAAGTCCTCTGCATTTACAATTGACAGTGTAAAGCTGTGGGAAACAGAAGACAGCTATGTAACATACAGAGGTGAATGATAATTGATTGAGGGAATTTTATACTATCATGAAGTGTTCTTGAGTATACAAGGTGAAAGCACAGATGCAGGAAAGCCTTGTGTATTCATAAGACTATTTGGTTGTAATGTTCACTGTGCTTACTGTGACCAACCACAAGGCAAGAAAGATAAACACAAAATTTCTGTAGAACACCTTGTACAAGAAGCTATGAGATATGGCTGTAAGAATGTGTGCATAACAGGTGGAGAACCTATGCTACAGAAAGAAGCAGTATATCAGCTGGCATTAGAACTAGTGTCTGACTATGACTGTTCTGTATCCATTGAAACCAATGGCTGTATTCCTATACCACCTGATTTATACTACCCAACAAAACTAAAGTTTGTCATGGACGTTAAGTGTCCAACAAGTGGAGTTTCTCATAAAAACGTATATGAGAACCTCATGGTTTTAAGACCTAGGGACGAAGTAAAGTTCGTCATCGGAAACAGACATGACTATGACTTTATGAAACAGGTTTTGAAGACTTACCCTACTCCGGCTAAAGTGTTAGTTAGTCCTGTATTTATTTATGAGTTTGGTAACTATGTAAGTCCTGTTGCATCTGACCTTGTTAAATGGTTAATTGAGGATAAGTTGTTTAATGTCCGTGTTCAAATACAGATGCACAAGTGCTTGGGGGTAAAGTAATGAGTCACCAGATATACAGGAATAGGCAGTTTAAGATTTATGAGACTCTTGAGGGTTATATAGTCCATAACTCAGATAAGCCTTTTGATTATGGTCATACACATATAAAAAGGTTTGATACTGCCAAATATCTTATATATCTGTCAATACATAAAATCGTTCCGAAAAAGCTACCTAATTATTTGATGGTTAGTCTAATAAGGCTTTCAAACGATTTTGAGTATACAAATAAGATTAGTTTCAAGTTACAGGAGGGAGGTTTTAATATGGCTTGTGGAGGTAAGAAGTCCAGTACAACTAAAAAGTCCTGCTCTTCTAAAGGTAAGAAGAAGAAGTCTGGTTGTAAGAAAAGTCCAAAATAACTTATTTTAAAGAACCTTATTTAAATATAGGGTTCTTCAATTAGGAGGTAATTAAAGATGAAAGCAAGTAAGTTTGATTTACTCAATATTAAACCTGAGGACAGAAAAGTAGTTCTGTTGCAGAGTGGTGGTCTTGACTCATGCTATTTAGCTTGTCTCTTGAACTACTATGGCTTTGAGATTCACCACATTTTTATTGACTATGGTCAGAACTCAAGAGATAAAGAGTGGGACAGTGCTTTAAATATCATGAAGACATATGGCGGCACTATTCAGCGTGTTACTCTTGATATGCCGTGGCTTAAAGATTCTGATATATTAAATGGTGGTGTAGCTGTTTCCAGACCAGACCTTGAGCGTGAAATGGGTGCAGTAAAGTCAGGAGTCTATGTCCCTATGAGGAATATGCTGTTTTTAGGCATTGCTTCTTCCTATGCAGAAGCACATGAAATTATGTATATTGCTACAGGTGTAGATGGTTTTCAAGACAGAGACGGTAAACCTCTTGGTGGTACTCCTGATAAGCACCCGAACTTTGTTCTAAAGCTTGAAGAGGCACTAAGAGAGTCTTCTGTAATGCACCACATGAAACACAAGGACTTTGAGATACTTTGCCCTATCATTGGGTTTGATAAAGTAAACACAGTATCTCAAGGTCTTGGAATTGACTGTGATTTTACAAACAGCTGGTCATGCTACAATGCTACGGATAAACCTTGCTTGTCTTGTGATACTTGTTTGAGTAGGGCATATGCCTTTGACTTCTTGGGTTATGAAGACCCCACACTTGTTAAGTACTATGGACATTATGATAATCTCGAAGACTTGATAAAAAAAGTTACGAACCCTATTGACATTTAAGATAGTATATATTATAATGTAATTACAGACGGTGGAAGATAAGGGATTATACCTTTGTTTATTATCTTCTTGATTCTGTTTTCTAACAAAGGAGGTGTTAGTATGCCAAGAAATGCTTATGCTAAGGGCACTCGTGGTAACAACGGTACTCGTAATCCAATGCCAAGAGGAAAAATCCCTAAGAGCGTTACTAATCAGTCTCAGATGTATGCTAATGACGGGGTTTCCGCTTTTGGTAACATCAACAAAAAAGACCTAGAACGTCTACGGGGTAAAAAGACAGGCAGCAGCCGTTCTTGATTGACCCTGCTTTCCAGCAAATACTAACCAAAACAAGAAAGCCTGACTTTTTTTGTCAGGCTTTTTTACTAACCTTGAAAGGAGAATTTTTTATGTCTAATACTGTGTGTGATTTTCCAGCAAGTACCTATGAGGTTAAAGTCACAAAGGCTAATTCCTCTAAGCCAGTAGTTCCGAAGAATAAAGCTGTTGTCGGTAACATTGACATCAGTTCTATGACTGCTATCAACCCTGGCTCTACACCGAACTCTGCATACTTGAAGCCGATTCCGAATCGTAAATAAGGTGGTGATTTAAGTGCTAATGAGTGAGTTTGACCATGAAAAGTATGACTGGAAAACCAGAGATGATGCTGATGCTTTAATTCGTTTCCAGCAGATTAAGGCAGACCCTGAACGCCTGAAAAAAGCACAGGATTGCATTCAGGACAGTCTTTCTACACTTAATCAGTCTCTGGGTATTCCTGCACCAGAAGTTGTTCCAGGGAGAAAGAACCCAGCAACAATCCGAAGATTGTCTCCGGACGACATAAGATAACTAAAAGCCCCTGCACTTTGTAACTTACATTGTGTAGGGGTTTGCTTTTTGTCCTTGTATGTGTTATAATAGTGTTTAGGTACTAATCTTTATTTTAGCACTGATAGGTGGTATCATTGACAATTTCTTTTACTTGTATGTATACCAAAGACTTAATATTGCAGGAGGTAAATTGAAATGATTGACAACAAAGTTGAGGAAATCAAGAATCACATTGAAGCTATTTCAGAGATTCTTGGATTTGAAAAGACAGACAGCAATGAAAACACTCCTTTAAGAGTGGCTAAGATGTATTGCAATGAGCTTTTCAAAAACAGAAATAACAATAACATTGAGGAATTAAATTCGCAGATGAAGCTGTTTGATTACACTTGTAAAGGTGAATTACAGCCTATCACCATGTCTGGCATTGAGTTTCACTCCACTTGCGAGCATCACTGGCTTCCATTTATGGGTGTAGCAGAGGTGTCTTATATTCCCTCAGATAAGATTATTGGTCTTTCCAAAATCCCACGAGTGGTAAAGTACTTCTCTCAAAAACCTCAGCTACAGGAGAAGCTAACAAATGAAATCGGGGAGTACCTGTTTAATCTTTTAAACCCTATATGGATTAGTGTTAAGCTTACTGCTACACATACCTGTGTTATGTGCAGAGGTGCTGAAAGCAATTGCAGTACTGAAACTACCTACACTAATCAGGTATCTCATAGGTCTCCTGCAACAGCAAGCGGCTTTTATGTAGACCCTTTTGAAGCTTTTAAAATGCGTTCTGGAGGTGCTACTCCTGTATGAAGCTGATAAAAAAGACCACAAAATCCGAAGTTACTAAGGAGTCCCCTAAGTATGCAGACCTTAGACAGGTCATGAACTACAATAGAAATCTATCTATATTTTATTCTGGCGTAGAGTATGAGTCCTATCTTGATATTCTCTATGACTTAGGAATAAGAAACTTCCTAATGTCCTATGAGTATCTGAAAGGTAAAGGAATCAGTCAGTTAAAGAAATACCCCGACATTTCTTTATTTATTGACTCCGGTGCTTATACATATATGCACAACCCTGAATATGATAACTACACAATTGAACAATGGGAAGACCAAATACATAAGTATTTGAATTGGGCTGAGAAGCATAAGTCTCAGATTTTTGCTATTTGTGATTTGGACTTGCAGTATATTGTAGGAAACGAGCAAGTATATGAGTGGAGAAAGAAATACTTTGAGCCTTTTATGCTAAGAACGGGTATTCCTGTGTGCTTTATGTATCATGATGAGGGTATGCAACAGTGGGAATATATGTGTAAAAGATACCCCTATGTGGGGTTATCTCTTGCAATTGATAACAAAGAGAATGGTTACGAAGAACTTAAAGATATGTTCCGGATAGCTGAAAAGCACAATGCTTTATGTCAGGGTATGGCTTCTACTAAGACTTCACTACTCACTGAATTTCCATTCTATACAGTAGATTCTACTACTTGGAATGTAGGACTCAAGTATGGTGAAATCTCTGTTTGGAATAAGACCAAAATGAGCCGAGTCAAAAAAGTGGATTTCCAGAGCAAGGCATTTCCTGTAATCTCTCAGTACGACAGGAGTTTTGATTTTGATAAAATCCTTGAGGAAGATAAGACTGAAATGATTAGGGTTAATGCATATGCTTTCGTTATGGCTGAAAAGTTTATCAATGAACGCCTAAAATCTCGTATGTACTGGCTTAAAAAGAAAGCAATTAAAAAGGATGCTGACAACTTACCTGAGGACTTTTACCCTACCCCAGAATGGTTTGATGACCCCGAATTGCCTAACCTTGAGGACTATGCAACTAGCATGAATGTAAACCCTGAATATTTTGATGTTAGGGGTGTTATTTATGACATAACCACTATAATGAATTGGAGTAATCCAGTCTACAGTAAAATGGTTGAAGAATACACCAAAGACAATAATAAGCTTCTTGAGGAAGTACATGATATGTATGTAAATCGTATTGTTCCTACCTCAGAAGAAATGGTCTCAGACCTAGTGAAGTTTTTCAAGGAGTGTATATCTGGTGAAAATGATAAACTATTACAGCTTGGGACAAATTTTGATAGAACCATAAAAGAACGTGATGACTATATCACAGAATCTGACACAGAACTTGTGGATGTCTCAGAACAAGAGGTCAGAGAAAGACTGAAAAATCTTCTTCCGGACAAATCCTCTGAATCTGATGATGGCAGTGACATTATGGCTCTTGATGAAGAAATATTCAAAAAGGTCGATATAGTACCTACGTTTGATGAGAATGGTAAGTTTGTAAAAGGTCAAGTTGCTGTAAGAAAGCCTAAAAGGGTTTACTCTAAAAAGTTCCCTAAAATGGCTTGTGACACCTGTTTTGCAGCTTCTAAATGCCCTGAATACAAAGCTGGATATGTATGTGCATATAACAAGATGTTTGAGAGGTTT